GTCTTGTATGCACCATTGATCCCATATGTTAGGATCATGGCTGGGGAATCCGGGCCCTTCGCTAGCATACACCTGCCACTCTACCACTCTACCATTAGCCAGGTACTTACGCAATCGACCGGGCGTCGGACCGTGACCGGGACCACGATTGAATCGCAGAGTGTTTATCAAGTGCATACGCAGGTTCTGGTATTCAGTTCGAGACGTCGCGCTACGACGTATCATCAACTGCATGACCTTGGGGCGCACCCAGATGTCCTTGACGGTTTCACCATGCTGGAAAGGCCCGCGTTGAGTGACGAACTCAAGGGGCGGCATTCCGAACCCGTCTTCCTGCATCACGTACCAAGGCGCTGACAGCATGAACTCAACGTCGTCCGGAGTGATGTAGACTAACCGTTCTTGAACACCATACAGGACCTCACACGCAGCCACGCCTGGTACAGGCGGTGGTGTGGGTTCTGGTACAGGCTCTGGCGGCACCTCGGCTACCCCCTTGATGCCTGTTGTACGGCCTCTAGGTCCTAGGCGGCCTACAACAGTAGCAGTGCGGGTAGTCGTGATTTCAATAGCGTCGATCTTAGCGTTGTCAGTAGTGCTGGTGAAACTGATCGTGATGGCTGCTGCAGCGACAACGACCTTGAAGTCCTTGTCCAGGGCTATGTTGGCGCCGCCAGCCTGTGAGAATATATCGAACGAAGAAAGGACCGTCGTCCCGTTGATCGCTACGTTGAACACACGCTGGCCTGTGCCAGTCCAATGTAGTTCAGCGAATTTGAGGCGTACGTTGTACGTATCGTTGGGTACGCCGAACGTGTAGGAGAACGTAGCTCCATAGCGTTCGCTTTGGTACAGCGTGGGGTCTGCGGTGTTGGCGATTGCATTACCACGTAGCAACGCAGTCGAATCGCCAGACCACGATTGGTCGGACGCCCATGTTTGGCCAAGTGAATCTACGTACGGTCCGAACGATCCGGAGTCTATACGTATGGCGGTGAATACGCCTGGAGGCGCAACGGGCGAATCGTCGGTGGTGAGCCCCCACCATTTCTTGAGTGCTAGAACTTCACCCGCAGTGGCCGTAATGTCAGTGCCAACTTCAGTGACTGCGTTCCACGTAGCCAATGAAGTGTAGACTGATCCACCCCACAACCAGCTGTAGTTGGCAGCTGCGCTATACCATTTGTTGGCGTTCCACGATACACCTTTACCTGGTATGAGGCTGTTACCCCATACGTGGTGCGGGTTGTTGGCGGTCGCTATCTTGTCGCTGACGTTGTCGTGTATCTGGTGTTGGCCTACGCCGAATATGATATCACCACGCACGTCACTGTCGTCAGTGACCTGCCACACACGACCATAGCCTGAATCAGCCCCATTACCAGAGCCGACTACGAGGTTCCTAGCTGTTTCACAATCGTACGCACTGGACAGATGGATTGTTGGACCACCGTCTTCAGTGCCACCGTTATAGAAACAACTATCAAAGATGTCGATTGCGCGGCTTATTTCAGGCCATGCAGCCGTACCAGCGCAGTTGCCAATCTTATTCCAGTTGGCTACAGCCCTGTCGCAGTGAATGTCCCACCACAGGCCACCACCACCGGTAGTCCCACGGCTGACGTTGTAGCGTACGATACCGTCAGTGCTAAGGACTACCTTATAGATGCCACCAGACTCACGCCATTCGTAGTACAGATGGCCGTTGTTGACCCACGTATTGTTCTCGAAGCGATATCCTGCAGCGTTGAGCATGGTAAGGCCGTTGACACCATGCTCGCGTATCAAACACTTTTCTACTACGCTACCTGTATTGGCGGCGTTGAATGTGGGCCAGCCGAAGCTGATACCTACACCATGCGTGAAGGCGATTTGACAGTTACGAAGTTCAAACCCAGCACGATCATTATTGCCGATCGGGTTGCCAAACGGCCCTGACCCGGCATCCATGAACGTGATGCCCTCGAACTTCACGTTGTCAGCGTTCGTGAACCACCAGTCGGTTTGTTCACACACGTGGACACGATCGAAGCGAGTCGCTGGGTTAGTACCGCCTAGACGTATGCGTTTGTCGGCTCCACCTTCCCAACAGTATTCATCCGCCGCTAGAGTGGTAGTACCAGCTGCTTTGGCCTTGAACCGTGTAGGTACGCCGTTCTTCCAGCCCGTAACGTTGTTGAAGTTCTGTGCGGCGTTGGAATCGACTTCGGTAAACCCAGACTCAGAGATATCAGGGGCTGTACGAGTCGACCGCCAATACGAACCTACAGACGTCCACGCAGCGTTGACGCCTGTGTCGTTGTAGTTCCTAGCACCTGAAATAATAACGTCACGATTCTGAGCGCGTATCGTTATGGCTTTGGAGTTGTTATTTAGTACTGCCCCGTTGAGGTAGTAGGTTCCAGGTGTAGGGTCGATAATGGAACCTGGAGGCGCCCCGTTGATGAGGTCCTGCAGGGCTGTAGCAGAGCCGTTAGTGGGGAATGTGAACCGTGGGAGGATCGAAGCTTGGCCTGCGACAGCGAACTTCGATCCTACGATCTTACCACGATAGCGATAGTCGTAGAAGGCTGTTGGAACGAACCCCGTTTCAGGCGTGTCGATGAAGTACGGGTACGGCATCGTCTCGATGATGGTCCACGTACCAGCGCCTTGTGGTGAACGTTCGAGTTCGTACATGGTGGCACCAGCCACCAGGTCGCCTTGCGCTTCGACGTACCCTAGACCTGATTTGAGGGTTAGCGCCATGCCTAGCCTCTCGCCATAGCAATCATAGCACGCATATCCATTTCGACATCTGCTGGTGATTCATAGCTGGAGTAGCTAGCGTTGAGGTTCAGGTTGTACGTATCGCCTGGCATGGGTTGTTGGCGTGACATCTGGGCTAGCATCTTGGCAGCGCTAGTGTGCAAACCAGTGATGTATTCACCACCATGCACGACCGCTACCATTGGCTTACCCCACGGCCCAGGAACCATACCACCCTTCTGGAACTCAGGTAGGTCAGCACCCAACCCTCGAGTCGGGCTAGGCAACACAGGAGCCTCGTATTCAGCTCGTTCGCGCTCTTCGCGTAGTCGCTTCAAAGCACCGATGGCGTTGTTCACAGAGTCGGTGAATGCTTCGGCGGACCTACGCATAGCAGCGAAGTTGCCACTCAGGATTTCCTGAATGTTGTCCACCAACGGGCGCATTTGTTCGCCACCCTTCTTGAGGACGTCCGCGGCTTTCTGGGCGAACTCTTTCTCGAGGATGTCGATCTTGCGCATCGTGTTCTCGTGGAGGTCCTGGATTTCACGTTCGCCTTGTTCACGTATCTTACGCTGCTTTTCGTCCATCGCTTCGTTGATGGATTGGATACGCTTGTCGCGTTCCTTTTCAGCGCGCGCGATCGAACGCGCTAGACCTTCATCTTCGAGCTTGTCGTTGAAGTCCTGAGTCTCTTGTTCTAGTTGGCGCTCGAAATCGTTGTTCTCTTGCTCGAGCTGTCGTTCGAATGCAGCGTCTTCTGCTTGGCGCGCACGTCGAGCAGCGCGTTGATCGTTCTCTTCTTTGATCTTGGCTTCTAGAGCAGCTTTGTCCAGCTCGAAGTCACGTGCTATGTCTTGCTGTTTGTTGACGAACTCGCGTTCGATATCAGCACGACGATCGTCGTAACGCTCTCGAGCAGCAGCGCGTTGCTTGTCGTCCGTCGCATCCGCCAGCGAGTCTTCGAGGTCGACCTTCGCTGCGTTGAGGTCGCGTGTACGTTTGAGTTCGTTATCGGACAGAGCCTTGGAATGATCTGCTTCCAGTTCGGCCTTGCTCTTGATAGCGTCTTTGGCTGCGTCTTCGTCTTCCTGTTGTTCCTTGCGACGACGCTTCTTTTCGTCTTGTGCATCTTTCTGTTGTTGGCGTCGTGCATCCTGGCTATCACTCAAGCCGCTACGCAACCCACGTTCCTCACGCGCACGCGCGAGGTTGTCGAGCATATCCTGGATACGTTCGTTCGTATCCTCGATCACGTCAGCGATAGACTTAGCAGCTTCGATAATCGTTTCGTTTATCTTGCGGCCAACTTCTTCGCCTATGTCAGTCATCTTGGCCTGCATGTCCGAACCAAGCTGATCAACCTGGGCGATGATGCTATACATCTCACCGACGAGATCGTCAACAAGGCTGGCCGCGGTCCCACGTATCGGACGCTTTGCAGCTTCCAATCGTGCAACGACTGCGTACTCGAGATCGGCTACGATATCGGTGGCGGCTTCGACTACATCGTAGGAATTCTCTTCTATGCCTTGTTCGAAGCCTGTGGTAACGTCCTCGCCCAGGTCCTCGAACTTCTTGGACGGTGATCGAGCGTCCAACGCTGCCCTAGCGGAATTGAGAACACCTTGCGCTAGTGCGGTTGCTGCACGACCTACTTCAGCGATGCCGTTCGTGATAGCCCCGGTCAAGCCTTGAACCACGGCTCGACCTGCTTCTGTACCAGCCACCAATAGCTGGCCGGCTAAGCCTTGAATGATGGCCACGACCTGACCGACCCACGTAGTTACAGCACCAACCGCGGTTGCCAGCGCTCCGCTAATGGCTGTGACAACGCCATTCCACGCGTCTGTTACGGTGGACAGGATCGTTGACAGAGCTCCCGAAATAGTGGACGTGATGGTATTCCAGCCGCTGGTTATCGAAGAGTCCAACGCGGTCATGGCTTCTTGGACTGCAGTACGCATAGCCAACCAAGTGCCTTGGGTCTTCGACAGTAGCATCTCCCAAGCTTGGCCGATCACCTGGCCCATTGCTACTATACCAGATTGGACTATGCGTATTTCAGTACCCAGCTCGCTGAAGAACCCACCTATCCCAGCAACAGCTGCAGCAGTCTTACCTTGGATATCACCCCAGTTGTTTGACCACGCCGCTGTCAACAGCGCTACCACAGCTATGATTGCTATGATGGCGATAGTCAACGGACCGCCCAACACAGCTACAATAGCCGTAATAACGCCGATGGAGGTTACGATGATACCCGTCAAAGCAGTGAGCGCAGCCCCGATGCTAGTCAGGACTCCAGCGATAACCCCGGCCACTTGCCACAGAGCAAACGCAGCGATAACCGCCAATACGGCTTCTTTGTGTTCCCACAAGAACTTCGTTAGGCCAATCACGGCGTTTATCAAAGGGGTGATAATGGTCAACACGTGCTGACCGGCTTCCCCAAAGTGGCTTGTGGCTTTGGCGGCTGATTCGGCTGCGGCTGTGTAGTTGCCTTGCAGAATGAACTGCAACGATTCAACTATGCCGCTAACAGCTATCAAGGCCTGGGTTACTAGCTCACCCGCTACCCCAGCTTCAGCGGCCCATGGAGCCCATGCCTCTCCTAGTTCAGACAGCTTCTTCCCGATAGCATCTAGGATTTCACCGATAGTGGGAAGCTTGACACCCGCCTTATCGAGATGGTCTATGAGCTTCAGGATGCCAGTGGTTATCAACCCAACCGCCAACAAGAACCCGCCCATGGACAATACAGCGCTGGCTATGGCCGCTACGATATTGCCAGCGATGATAGCCCCCAGACCTAGAGCAATATTCTTGAACAACTCCATGGCTGGTTCTGCCAGTCCGAACGCGTCAACGAACTCTCGGACCTGTTGTATGGCGTTGGCGAACGCGTCGAGCATGGACTTGCCGAAGTCTACGACTTGTTGGCTCAGCGCAGTGAAGTCAGCTTCCTTTAGGCCCTGCAAGAACGTCACTAGGTCATGCGCAGGCTGGGCTAGCGCATCGACGAACGTCTTACCAAACGCGTAGGCCAGCACCTGGACGTTGTTCCAAGCGATACCCATCTGCGCGTTCAACGGCTTGAGGAGCTGGTCTACGAGTTGGGTGACCTGCAGACGCTCAAACGATCCGCGCAATTCGTCGATCTGATCCTGGGTGGCATTCGCCAAAATGAGGAACGCAGCACCAGTACGTTGGAGGCCCAAGGTTGATATGGCTTGCAGGCGTTGTTCTTCAGTCAGTTTGCCAGCTGCTACGGCTTCATCGCTGAATGCGTTGTGCAGCTGTTGCATGACCTCGTCCATACCACGAGCATTGCCCGCGGAATCGAACAACGAAATGCCGTACTCGTCCATTACCTTTTGCGCGTCCTTGGATGGCCTGACCAAACGTTGAATCACACCACGCAAGGACGTCGCAGCCACGGAACCCGTGACACCGTTCTTACCTAGCAAAGCAGTAGCCAATGCCAGGTCTTCAATCGTGAACCCTGCAGCCTTGAATGCAGGCGCTGAATATTGTACAGCCGTGCCAAAGTCGGTGAATGTTAGAGCTGAGTTCTGTGCTACGACTGTAGCGGCTGTAGTAACGCGATCAATCTCTTCGACGCCGATACCAAAGGCGTTCATCGCAGTAGCGGTGAGTTTGGCAGCCGCTGCCAAACCAATCTCACCACCAGATGCAATGGTCAAGTCCTGGACAGCCTTTAGCGCACCACCCATGACGTCCGAAATGGGTACACCAGCACGAGCTAGTTCAGTAGCCGCCTTACTAAGGTCGGTCATACCTAACGTACCCACTCGAGCGAGGCTGGTGATAGACCCTTCGAGAGCGTCCATCTGTTCATCAGTCGATCCGGTTAGAGCTTGGGTCAACGCCATGCTCTGTTCGAAGTCAGCTGCGAACTTTATGGAAGCAGCGCCGGCTAGCGCGACTGCACCGCCTACCACGACAGCAGCAGTCGTGACAGCACTGGCCATGCCAGTGAATGCGGATGCAGCCGCGCCAGCGGCCCCCCCGGACTCCGTCTCCATCCGGCGCGCGACACGCTGGATGGATAGGAGTCGACTTTCTACAACCGCAGCATCGCGGTTGAACACCGCCATGCCTGCGATAACTGCGGTTACACCAACTGGTGGGAACGTCACCCGCGCCTACCCTTCCGCTTGTTCGATTCGGATTTAGACTTCCTATCGACAGCGTCTGCCACGTGCGCCTCTATCGAAAGGTGAGTGCGGTAGTGCGCCACAGCGTTGGCGCGATCAAACCAGGTCAACTTCTCCGTCCAGTCCGTCCACGGGCAGTGCACGTACTGGGCTGCTTCCCTGGCTTCGAACTCCGGCACCGTCTCCAGCACTCGTTCCATCGCCAAGCCTACGTTGAGCTTCGATGGAAGTTGGTACTCGTGGAGCGGTATCCCGTTCCTGGTTACCCCGAAAGGAAGCCTGGGCGGCCACTACGTCTACCTCCAGCGTACTGCCGGTGAAGCGTAGGATTTCGCTCAACAACCTTCCTTGGTCTTCCTCGGGTAGCGCGTACAACTTTAGCCACTCCACGTAGCGTCGCACCCCTGTTGTAGGAATGTCGATGTCGTCGTAGACTGCTGTGATATCGTCAGACCACACAGTGGATTCGGGTGGTTCTAGGCCACGAGGGAGTTTGTGTACTGAAGTCCCCAGACCGTAGTACACCTTAGCGGCGAGCATTCCCCTATCGTAGTCGAAGTGCTGCAACTCGATTACGTAGTTAGGATCGTTGGGGTTTTCCTCTTCACGGCCCTTCTCGTCGATGAAGACCTTAGGCGGGCGTGGCGGTACCAGCTTCCTATTGGCTTCAGCCAAGATCATAGCTGATACACGCTTCATTTTCAGTTCGAGGCCGTTTGCAGCCTTGAAGATTGATGGATCGGTCTGCGATCCCAGACCGTCTAGCACTTCGTTCGCGGCAGCGTCGTTGTTCATTTAGTCCTCTCTCTAAGCGGGGGGTGGTGGCCAGGGCCGGCTCACGAGTTCGCTACCTGGCCACCTTTTCCATTTGGAAAAGCTTACTTCTTCGCAGCATCCTCCTTTCCGGGTACGAATGGGATCAGGTCGGGAGACTCCCTTTGAAGTGAGAGCTCTTCGCGGTCAGCCTTGACTTCGACGTTCTTGTAGCCGCGATCGACGAGCGCCTGCGCCATGCGCTGGGCGTTCTCAGCGAAGACAGCCTCTTCGCGTGCTTGGTCGTAGTTGTCTGGGTAATCAGCCTTGACAGTTGCTGTAGGCATGTTACGACCCCTTGATGAGGATGCCGTCAGCGCCACCAGTCGCCAGACCAGCACCGTAGACGACGTTGACATCGGCTGAGCTAGACGCCAGCGCGTTGATACGCACGTTGGCTGGAATGACACCAACCGACTCAGGCGCCACGTACCACGAGTTACCACCGGAAATGGAGCGTAGGATGCGACCACCACCTGTAGCACCATCGTGAGCCATGTAGCCTACCTGGCGTGCAGGGAACTGAATGTCACGAACAGCGCCCGTGCCATTCCCGGGGAACGCCTTCTCGAACCACGACGCACCCGAGTCACGCGTGTAGTACAAGCGCCCGCCAGCGGACCCGACCCACCACTCGGCAGGTCCCCTCATACAAACTGCGCTTAGTGACACACCGGGTGCAGGTCCGCCCGCAGGAGCCGCCGCCCATGTTCCGCCGCCGTTTGTGGTATACAGCACGATGTTACCATCGCCGACTGCTACCACGTTCTGAGCGTCAGAGCCGTGGATGGCGTTGAGGTTCTGGACGGTGAGCGAACCGGCTTCCTGGACGTTCACGCTGGAGGCGATGTCGGAGGTGAAGTAGATGTATCCACCTTCTCCAACGATCCAGTTTAGCGTGGAGCCCAAGCTGAACCCGTCACGCGGGCCCTTGGTTGCGACGAACCCGTTGGACATCTGCGTCCAGGTCCCGGTGCCAGCCAAAAGAGACGCCATCGACAGGTAGTGGATGGAATCGCTATCGTCTGACAGGACCACCAAGAACGTGCCTGAGCCCATGATGCGTCGTGCGCCTTGCGTGGCACCCAACGACGCAATGGTGGACTCGATCCACGTCTGGCCACCATTGCGAGTGGCAACGATCTGAGCGTTCGCACCAGGTGAACCAGCTGCGTAGTTCTCCAGGACGAACACCTTGTTCGTGCCATCGGACGGAAGGCCGCACACGCCACAGTTGACCGCGTCAACGATGGCAACGTCCATGGCCTCGCGCGTGAGCTGTACGTCAGCTTGGCGAGCGAGGCCGATACGGAAGATCTCGTACGCTGCCTCACCGGTCATAGGCAAGGATTCGTTGACGAGACCGCGCTCGTCAGCGTCCAGCGCGCCAAGGTCCTCGGTTGAGTAGCTGGTAGGACGTGCAGCCTCGAGCGCGAGAATCTTCGTCCAGCCGCCGTTGAAGTCCTTCGGGTCCTGGCAGTTACCGAAATGGACCTGTACGTCGTTGTCACAACCACGTAGGGCCAACTTGAGCATCAAGGACTTCTGGTCCAACAGGAACCGTGCAGTCATCTCGAGCTCAGGGTTACCTGGCGCACCGATGATCTTGCCAATGGGGACGAAGGAGTCGTACTGCCCGTCGGACGGGATACGCACGACGGTAACGTCGCCCTGGTCGAACGTGAAGGCACCAGCCTTCCACAGGCCTTGGTATTGGGGTGGCGTCTCGGGCCCGGCTCGCTGCTCAAGCAAGAATACCCGAGAATAACCAGTACGTACTGGTTCAGGCATTGCCGTTCTCCTCGTATAGAGTGATGATCGTTTCAGCGTCTACGCGGAGCGCAGCCATAAGGGCAGCGTGAATTTCAGGCCGGCGGGCCCTGGCATCCCCACGTCGAATGATCCCTCGATTGAACAGTTCGTTCTGTAAGCGCGTAGTGACCTCCTCGCTCAACCCAAGGCTAGAGATGTCGGGAGGCCCTAGCAGGATACCCTGCCCCCAAGACTTTTCAGGTGCGCCGTCAGGGACGTGGACTAGGGACTTACGACCCACTCCATCGACGTGCGTAACAGTCATCATGCTCCTACGGAATCCCCCAATGCTTCGTTTCGTATCATTCGCCAGGCGTGCATTGCACCGCGTGTGGTGCCCAATGGATTGTCTAACATCCTTTCAGTCACCCGATAGGATGTTCCGCCTGCTGCACTGGCGGAAGACTCCGACATATCCACACGCCAATAGTTCGAGATGTTCTCGATGTTCCTGCAGCCACAGAATGGCCGTTCCAGGATCGACGCTGCGAACACAGCGATGGCACGCTCCCAACGAGGGTCCATCTCGTGTGATGGTCGCTTACGCGTCTGATCTCGATAGCCGGCTCGATACCAGAATCTACCGCGATCGGGTTGGCGCGCTTGAGCATACGACGTGTATTCATAGGAACCAGTCACCCCGTTCCACATAGCTGGTTGGCCGCTAATCAACCCCAGGCGATAGTCGCGTACGACTGAACACCCGAATTGAGCACCCAACCAGCACGTGGGGCACGCTTCAGTACCGCACCCACACGAACCCCATTGGTTCTCCCACAAGAATTGTATCTGTTGACTGGGGTCGATGAACACTCGATACACGTCTACCGCGCTAACGAAGTTGGCGTTGTCAGAGCCGTCGATAGCACGTGTGGAATCCAAACGGTCCATCAAGGCTGGTATTACGAGCTGTTCACGGCGTGCTGTAATTGTAGCGAACCCGCTAGTGAACGTCACTGTTATCGGGCGGATTTCCCATTCGGGTTCACCGCCTTCGCCAGCGAAATATACACAGATTTCATCCGCATTTAGGAGTTGTGTTGCTACGGTGATGGTAGCGGTTTCGGGGTATCCATCAGCGTCTTCGTCCGTGTACACCACAGGAGCACTGAGTGTTAGAACGGTCTTGCCTTCGATGCCGCCTGACACCACATGGCCGTAGTCTAGTTTCACGGCCACTCCCAAACCATTGGGGGTGAACATACGTACACGGCTGAAATCCCGCGTTGAAGGACGAACGATGTTGTGTCGTTCGTCCTTCTCAAACGTGGGCAGTGGCTTGAACCCCAACCATTGCGTTATGCGTGTTTCGGCTTCCGCGATTGCAGCGGCAATAGACTCACGCGAAACACCGTCTGTCACTTGCCAATCGTGTTGCATCAACGGTTGGCCGCATGTCGTGGTAGGTGCGAGGGTTTCGTGGTAAACCCCGTTGAAGTGTAGCGGGTGCGCGCCCATGATGCGCGCAAACCGATCTAACGACAACAGGGTTCTAGCGTCGGCGCGGGCCATTCTTGTATACCTTCTCAGACCATATGGCGAATGCGCTAGTAGCCAACCATGCAACCACAAGCCACACAGGTGTCAGCACCAACAGCAGGAGGATCAAGGCAGTCCAAATGCTCAAGCACAGAAAGCATTCAAAGATGTTGCCATCCGGGTGTGCGATCGGTTGATCGTCTTCGTGTTTCACACCGGTCATCTCACGCAAGCGCACGATGATCTTGAAAGGGCCGGCTTCATACATCAGGAGGTGTGTCAACCGCCATGTTGCTGCGGCTAACATCACTGCCATCAGCCAGTTGTCCGGCCTAGCGATTTCAATCAAACCTCACCCGCCCAGCTCATTATACCAGAGTCGGCCAATCGTGTCAAGTGCCAACCTTTGGCTCGGCTCGCGCCTAGCGCGGAGGGCCCGCAGCCGCTAGCGCAGGTGATGCTTCTGTGCTGGCGTAGAGTCGAAACTCCTCTCGGTTCAGGAAGTGGTCAACATCGTCCTTGTACACCCAACGTACCTTGTGGTCAGGGTCTGACCCGAAACGATAGCGCGCACCGGTCTTCATACCAGTGTATGAAATGGGAGCGGCTGCGTCGCCAACGTATTCGATCAAAACAGCCCCGTCCTGCTGTGACGGAGTGGAAGGGTTCATCGCTTGAGCGTAGACATCGAATGAAGGTAGCGACGGAGCTCCACCACCACCAGAACAACCACAGGGCATTCTTTCCTCCCGAGTAATGTATTTCGACCAGCGCTTGAAGATCTCTTCCTTTAGTGTCTCACGTTCCGAAAAGCCTTCTTCACGCCTTCGTCCCGTATCCATCCTGTAATGAAAGAGAGGCACAGCGAGTCTAGTGCCACAATAATCCGCCGCCACAACTTTGAGTGCGAAGTCCCAATCTTCCCACGCAGGAAGCTCTTCATCGAACCCTCCTACTTTTTCCCAGACTGCACGCGGGTACATACAAGTGACAGGCCAAGGAAGTTGGCGGAGTACACTATCACATCCGTCCCACTCAGGGGCGTGATGGACTTCGCCGGTGTCGTGTCGGTACCAGTCGGTGTATACGAACCCGCCCACGCGATGTTGTTCGACATACATGAGCTCGAGAGCTTCGGGTTGGAAGTAGTCGTCCGCGTCAAGGAAAACGAACGTTTCGCCTCTAGCAGCAGCCATCCCGAAGTTGCGAGCAGCACCAGCACCGATAGCGCCGGTAGTGTGGACAACATGTGCCCAAGCAGGAAGCCCAGGCAAAGGGCCACCAGTGTCGTTGACAACAATCGCTTCCCACCAGCGGAACGTTTGAGATCGTACTGAGTCGAGCGCGTCGAGTACATAGCGTTCATGGCCTGGTCCCACCGGTATGATAACCGAGACTAAACTGAATTCGTGCATCGGGATGATTGGGTCGGTTCGTTCGTCGTCCACAGGTGCTAGCCATGGAGTTAGATCGGTCTGCTTTCCCCACGGGTACCATTGGTGCCAACCCCAATCTTCCTGGGTGTTGGACATTGAGTCGGGGCGATTACGATACCTGAGGACGACTGCGTCTGTCACACGCTTCGCATTGGCTCCGAACGAGGTCGCTCGACACCAAAAGTCCGCGTCTTCCGCAGTCGGACACCGGCGGCGGTACCCACCAACTCTCTGCCATATGGAACGACGATACATCGACGTGGAACAGATCTGGTTCTGGTGTTTCATCTGGCGGCGATACTCGAACTCGGGTGGCCATGGTGACTTCCATTCCTCTCCACTAGGCTCGATCACCGACATTGCACCGTACGCTATGTGGATAGAACGATCACGGTCCAACGCATTCGACAACACGTGCAGCACGTTGGACCCGAGCATGTTATCAGAGTCTAGTGGGACGATGTATTTGCCACGTGCGGCTGATATGCCAGCGTTCAAGGTCTCTGCTAGGTAGAGGTTCCCAGGGTTGGTGATGATGCGTACACGAGGGTTGTCTCCAGCAACCTCTCGAACGATCTGGATAGACCGGTCAGTAGATGCATCGTCAACAACGACGAGTTCCCAATCCGCTTGAGGCTGGTCCAACACCGATTTCACAGAGTCAGCGATGTACGCTTCCATGTTGTGGACAGGCATCACGACGCTGATCTTAGGGCCCGTGTGTGGTTCGAGTAGTGAACGATACAGATCGTGGTAACGACGTATCGCCACTTCCCACGTGAAGTTACGCAACACATGAGCGCGAGCCGCAGCCCCTAACCGCCTACGATGTTTGAAACAGTACTCGAGCCCCTCTACCAACGAAGCGTAGTCGTTAGCAGGCGCCAACCAGCCTGTCTCTTTGTGGATCACGATCTCGTTTTGACCGCCCCAAGCCCATCCTAGGATCGGCACGCCAGCTGCCATTGCTTCTAGCGTACCTATCCCAAACGTCTCCCGAGTGGTGCACAAGTACACACCAGCGTTCTGAATGTAGGCCTTGTGCTCTCCGAGGCTGGACACACCAACAGCTTCGACGTTGTCAGCAGGTGGCATACCCCAGTGGACTGTCGAGATGAACTTACGATTGGGGGCCAACTTGGACAGTTCCCACAATGGAGTAGGATCACATATCGGGTCGACTCGAGTTTTGTTCCAGAGCACGTACCCTTTGTTGGCGACTGGCTCCCACGCTGTGGGGTCTATGCCGTGGTACAACACTTGAGCGTTGATGTTAGTCCCTCGAGCGATGGCTTGCGCAACCCACTTGGACGGAGCTGTCACAACGTCGGCTGCACGCATAGCCTTGATAACGTCGCGGTTCATCTTGAGGGCCCATTTCGGCCACTCGAACCCGTACCAGTACAACCCGTGGCAATGCGACACCACAGGTATTGTAGCGTCTGCATCGGCTGCCACACCGGCGTGTGTGGCGACGAGGTCGGCTGCGCCCGGCTCATCCACGATCTCCCACCCCATTGTGGGCAACCATTGGTTCTGAGCTTCGACGACTCGCCTTATACCACCGTCGCCACGATCCTCGCCAATGAACCGAGGGCCAATAAACAGTTTAGCCATTCACATACACCTGCACGTATCCTGGCAACGACCCCGCGACATTGGTCCAAGACCTTTGCAGGTCATTGGTCTTGTCCTCATCGAAGCGGAGTTTGCCACACACTAGTTCACCTTTTCCAAATGGAAAAGCTCGCGCAACTACGTAGTGCCCTTCGAGCGCGACGTAAGGTGCCGCGTCCAACGGACTGTGGATAGACGTGACCAGATCGAACTGGCCTATAATTTCACCAATGATTAACCGTGCATACAGCCTCGCATCTCGTTTTACGTCTGGATCGAATGTTTGGCCAATGGAGGGTTTACAACCGAACATGCGTGCGGCTCGCACCATGTATCCGTTGTGGCATGCTAGGTCGAGGTACGAGCGTGGGATACCCAGGCATGCAAACATGGCATGCATGGCACGCTCACTAGCCTCGCGCACTTCAGTAGACGGGTCGATCACCGACTTCGTACTCACCTATGTGCTCCCAAGGCCCCACTAGATTCAACGCTGCAGCGCGTAGCCCATTGTGCATGTTGCAACGATCAGAGTAGTCGCGTTCACAGACGTACGCATCCACCCCTTCAAGGAACGGACCGACCTTTTCGTAGAACCGCTTCGACGCCAGGAACGGACGCGTCCCGAATACGAACCCACTCCCGAACTCTAGGTGGAGCCACCACCCAGGTCCAACCGTGAACTTGGTGAAACACGGTAGGTTAGGGTGTATCGGTCCTAGACGTACGAAGTCGTATTCTTCTTCGCGTATCAACCAGATTGCTTTATCGAGATTGATTGAGCCTCGATCATACGAATCTTGGAGTTCCCAATCGTCAGTAGTGTACAGCCAAAGTTCGTTGTGCGCCACTCTAGCCAACGCTCGATTGAGGGATGCCCCAATGCCACCGTGCGGCCCGGTTACGATTGAAACGTCCTCGCCGGGGAAATGCGTGATGTTAGGCGTCACAGGCGATCCATCGTCCGCTATGATGTATCGAATGGTCTCCGTGCGACATTTGAGGTTCTCCACCAACGCATCTAGGCAAGTCTGGGCGTAGGCGTGGCGTGGAGCGCTGGGTTCGGGGTTGTACGTAGTCATGACCACCGCTACCATGATCGTTCGGCTCCTATGTGCACGAACAGATCACCGTAGGGTTTGACTTCTTGTACGGGCCAGATCACGCCTTGACGCGCTTCAGAAATGTGCGCCACGGCGAACTCGGTCTGGCCTGGTTCGAGCCCCTCAGGCCAAGGACCCACGCTTCTCTCCCAACCCACTGTCTCGATCCTGGGGTGGCCAGAAAAAACGTGAGGTTCAGCTGATGATGGATCGAGTCGTAACCATAGACGACCGTGGCTGGAGGCGAATTCACCGCGGAGTGGCTGAGTGAAACCCAAGTATCCCAACCGCATGCAGCCAGCGCCGAGTTCGTTAAGCGCTCCGATGAAGAGGTCAAGGTCGAGCTCACGTGTCAACTCCCAATCATCTTCCAGAACCAGAACATGGCTGGCAAAGTTGTGTACTAGCTGTGTCGCCAAGTTGTAGTTCGCCCCATAGCCTGAACGACGTGAATTCGATGTGGTCACTAGCTCGAGCGGGATGGGCGACGTGTCGGTGATCTCGTGGAGCGTTTGAATGTACTCGTCCGTATCGCCGTCACTGGCAATGTGCACGGACAGCGCTCCGCTCGTGCGCACGTGTGCCAACGCAGACGTGAGCGTCGTTTTGGCATACTCGAGGCGCCCGTACGTCAACAACATGATGCACACGTTACTCATTGGGGTCCTCTTGACGAGGCACCCATTCACGTGTTACGAGATCACGTGTCTCCAGGATAACCCCTTGCCACGATGCCTTCGAGGCCGTATCGGCTTCAGCGTGACGACGGTAGTTGTAGAGTGGAGCGCCGTTGGCAACTGGCCAGTGACGACCTGCACGAGGGTAATTCCCGATGATGATCGAAAGGAGTGCGGCATCCGGAGCACCCGACGCTGATTGAACTGGAAAACCACCCGTTCGTCGCCACAACGACTTAGTAACCATTGCCGCATTACAGGCGAGCTCCTGGGTCTCACCGGTGTCCGAATAACGAACACCCACGTAGTAGTAACCGTACGGATCGCCTTGACGCGCTTGGTATTCCTTGACGCACTCTTCGATACAAGTAGGCTCGAGCCAATCATCCGACCCCAGCATAAAAACGAGTTCGCTCGGCGCAACCGCGACACCGATGTTGAATGCATGTGCTACCCCCAGGTACCAAGGGCTCTTCCACACAGAGTACGCCAGGTCACTGGGGACCATGTGTAGGCTGACATCAGCCATGTCGTCTACGATCTGGAGATGGATACCCCCATGCGACAGATGGTTCCACGTTTGGTCGCTCACTGAACGGATGCACTCGTCCAACCACCTACGATTAGACGGGTTAGGGCCGACAGGGATCGTAACGGTCACCATCATACCGTAATTGGTTCTCGATCGTAGGCTTCGACCAACCGCGTGAGGTCGCGCAGCAGACTAACCGTCGGTTTGAGGCCTCGATACACTATAGGTTCGTCCACTGGAACGATGTTGATATCCTTGGCGAACGCATCCTTGAGGTCCAGTAGCAGTTGGTACTTCGTCGTGACGGGCGCTGCCACGTGGTACAGGCTAGGGCTCATGTGGAACATCTTGATGAGCATATCTGCCACATCGTAGACCGTACTACCCGCCCAATACGCCTGCGTGTAACCTTCGATGGTGGCACCGGCTGGTTGATCCAGGAACCACCGTAGCAACCCGTGCTGCAACCCGATGAACGACGTACGAACGATAACGGTATCAGGGACTTCACCCATCACTTTGCTACGCCCGTAGAGGTTGATCGGGTCTGTACGATCGAGTATGCTTCGCAACCCAGGTGCGTACCCGCTGAACACGCAGTCAGTAGATACCAGGATCACTTTAGAAGCGTGGAACACGTCCTTCACAACCCACGGCCCGAGCGCGTTGGCACGCACCATATCGGAAGGCATGTGCAACCCTGTCATGTGATGCGGCGTAAGGCCTGCGCAATTCACGACGACGTGAGGGTGGATAGCACCTTCTACCTTACGCATGGCGTCCCAGTCGGAGATATCATGCTCCGAACCTGTTACCCACGTCTGGTACTTGGCTAGGCGCGCCGCTGTCGCAACAGCACGCCCGAGCATACCACGCCCGCCTAACACCAACACTCGACCCTTGAAACCTTCGGGTTCTTTGAGTTCGACTTCAGACACCTTCGCTCTCCCTTATCATCTGGACTAGCTCTGTGCGGGAGAGCGGTTCGGCTAGATTGGAACTCATCGTAGGTAGTTCGCGTGTGTAGTCCTCGCTACCTGGCGGCATGATGGCGTAGAAGTTGTCGTACGCCTTGGTGCGATAGAGTTCGTAGTGGGTGATGAGGTCTTCGTGCTGCTTTTCACCAGGACGCTTCCCAACTACTTGGATTCGCCCAGCCTCGAACTCAGACCCACACACTTCCAACACAGCGTGCGCTATGTCGATCATACGTGCAGCGCGTGGGACAGGGACCGTGATCGAACCTCTAGGGGCGGCGAATGCCTTGACGATGGTATCCACAGCATCGTTGATGCTCATCCAGAACCTGGTCATGTCAGGGTCTGTTACACGAATGCAACCGTCTTCGCGGAATTGTTCACGCATGACAGGCACGACAGACCCAGTCGAACCAATGACGTTCCCGTAACGACACGCGTTGTACCCGTACTCAGATACCAGGCGTTCCATGAGCGCCTTGGTGATCCCATACGTGTTGACTGGCTGTGCAGCTTTGTCGGTGGATATGGCTACCAAGCTTGCCATGTGTACGGTACGTGCGGCGTGCAACACGGTGCCTGATCCGACGACGTTCACCCTAGCGAACTCGTCTACGTTGAACTCACCTTCGGGGATGAACTTCGCAGCTGCAGCGTGAATCACTGCATCGTGGCCTACCATCAGGTTCTGGACACGACCCAAGTCTGTGATATCCCCAAGCACGAATCGTGCATCGGGGAACTGTTGTGCACAACGGTATTGCTTTTCCTCGTCACGTGAGAGGATAGTGAACTTGGCGGGCCAACCGTCGCGCTGTGCACGACGTAGAATCCCGCGACCCAAGTAACCAGTCCCCCCGGTGATCAAGATATTGCCTTTCAGCATCAAATCTCCCAGGGTTTGACCGCCTCTGCGGGCGGTTCGCAATTAGAGGGTTCGTACACCCAATCGTTATCACCGTAGTCTCGTGCTACTCCTACAGGCCAGACCACCTCCCTATCTAACGTATTGTCTTGTTCGCACGCTACGTAGTTCTCGAGCAACGGTGGTGCAATGTAGATCGCACCTAAGTTCTGAGCTCGTGGGCCTAGCGTGCCTCGCAGCGCTGTGGGTGGTGCAGCGAATCGTATCTCGGCTCTAGCTCCGACACGACCTACCAATCCACCTTGGCGGAACAACAGACCAGCTACGCTTTGTGCATGCGTGCCTACGCGTGCTACCAATACCGTACGACGAATCGCTTGGTATGTGTTGGTGGCGCGTGGGCCGATTGTTATCGTAGCTGCAAACCCTCGCTGTGGGACCATTACAAAGTTGGGGCGAGCGCCCGCGCGCCCGACTGCAGGAGCGGATCGTACGCTAAGGATAACGAAGTCCACCCTAGCACCAGCGCGCCCCAACACACTGCCACTAGTAGTGCGCGTGGCTGCCGTTTGCGATTGAGTACCTACACTAGCCGTTCCAACTACAGTGATCCTCTTGACACCAGCGTTCTGCGCTCGAGAACCAGTGTGGCCAGCAGCACTCCTCGACCCGCCAATAGCACCGACCAGCGTACCACGCGTGCCTGCGCTACCAACAGCAGCGCCGCTCGAGTTCTTCGCACCAACGTCCTGTGCGCGGGACCCAACACTACCTTGCGCCGTACCAGTTAGGTTAGTGACGGTTTGTGCAGAGTTCTGAGCGTGGGTTCCTACTCGACCGCTAACGCTGGCGGTGGTTGAATGCGCCCCAGCCGTGGTGGCTGTGGGGCCACTACGTGCAACGTCAGTCGCAGTGATTGATTTGACGCCTGCGTTCTGTGCACGTGAACCTGCATAGCCAGCTACGAACTTGGCTCCGCCTTGTGCACCCACCGTGGCAGCATGTGTGCCTACACGACCCACCACTGCAGACGTACGTTGTGCTACGTCTACATGTGTAGCTCGACTGCCAACGCTGGCGACTTGGGCGGTGGTGATGCGCTTGACGCCTGCATTGGTGGCGCGTGGACCTACACTACCTGCGACAGTCGCAGGAGCTGCTGCTGGTATAACAAACTGTGCCCACGAAACGAGTATGCGACGCTCGATGACTTCCGCGCCAACGTTGGTAGCACGTGGGCCAACGTGGCCCAAGGATGGTGGGCGTGTAGCAGCTGCTGGTATCTCTAGTTGTACCCACGATACCTGAGCACGCGCTGTTATACCTTGGCTACCAACGGTTTGAGCGTGCGCTCCCACACGCCCCACCACCGTCGATGTGTTGGTACGTGCGACGGCCGTAGTGACCTTAGCGCCTACTGAAGCTACGTGGGGGTTGGCGATCTTCTTGACGCCAACCGCTACAGCCCTAAAGCCTGTCTTGCCAGCGATCGCACCGCTAACACCAGTGATCTGTGAACCAGCGGTTGTCGCGTGGGTGCCAACTTTAGCTGTGGCCGCTACACTAGTGCTATGTACGCCTACGTCAGTCGCACGTGGGCCGACTCGAGCGGCGCCTGTAGCAGTCGCACTACGTACGCCTACATTCTGGGCACGTGGGCCAGCTGTTCCAACCAGTGGTATACCAGCTGCGGCGGTTGGTACTTGTAGTGATACGTAGGATACTACGGCACGCGGTTGTGGAATAAACCCTACGTTGGTAGCACGTGGACCAAGTTTGCCAACTATCGCACCCACGCTCTGTTGCATGAACGTGAGGTTAGCGCTGAACTCAACCCACGGGTTTAGGTCAGTAGTTAGCCCATCAGAATGTGCAAAGTCTGACGCGGCTGAATCACCAAAGCGAAGCGTCGTTGTGAACGAGGTAGACGTACCAGCTTTGCGAAAGCCAATCTCAATAACGAGGTAGTCGCCAGCGCTGAACGTACGTGACGTTAGCGTGAGGGTTGTGGCTTCAGCGGCGTCCTGGAAACGCCGTGTCAGAGCAGAAGTGGTAAACTCAGGTGGGGCAGCAGCTGTGTTATCGCTAGCACTAACAGCTAGCAGGTCATTGATGTGTGTGCCCGCGCTGGAGACCTGGCGTATGTTGATCGCTACGGTCGAGTTGAGGTTAGCGTTCGACTCTAGACCACGAATGACGCCGGTGACCGTACCACTGATGGTCTGCGCCGCCATCGGTCCAACGATGTACTGGCGCATGACCGTCGTCGCCGGGTTGGCGGCTGACGGGCTTGCACTAGCGTGGTTCGCAAGGGTTGTGTTTGCCTTAGTTGTCGAACCAATCTCGCGGTCGAAGCCCGTTGTAGCTGTGGCTGTCCAACCAGTTCCTACGGCTGGCGAAATCGCCGGCGTGGTGCCGTCTGGTAGGTAGATCCTCGTAGCCACGAGGTTAGCTCACCTGGTTAGCAGTGAAGCGCAAGCGCAACGCTGACCAATTAGTGATAGTGCCGCTGACTGTTTGGACCGCATCTTGCCAAGTGTATGGCACGTCAGTGTGCGTCCACGTTTGGACTACGCTCGCACCTTCCATGAGGTCCACTACCAAGTCGATCTGGTGGCCTGCCAAGTCCTTTTTGTAGCGATAGTAGAGGGTGCGTGTGCCAGCCACTGGTGCGCTTAGAACACCTAATGCTACTGTCGCAGCATCGTTCACAGGGCTAGCACTAGACTTAATGTAGTCGGCATCACTCGCTGGTAGCTCGTCTATCGAAGCGTACAGGTTGACGTTGCTATCTAGTTCGTTCGTCCAGCCACCGTCTGTTACATCAGCTACAGGTCGTACGGCTTGACCACCAGTGGTAACACCAACGCACTGAGCCCTAGGGCCTACATGGCCAGCCACGGCTGTGCTGTCGCCATCACCCAACACCATCGCTGTACCGGTGTCGTGACGTACACTAAGTAGTGTGGTACCAGCGTCATACACCCAACCTTCCTGGGTGAGGTCACTACGCTGTGGTAATCGTACACCGTTGGACGTGACACGTGTAGGCGTGAAGGCTACACGCACACGCTCTATGCCAGGCTCGAACGTGGTATAGCTAACGCCTAGTGTGTTGTACTTGATAGCTTGCACTACTGCAGGTAGCCCACCCAACCCGCGCACTGAAACTATGTGCGTCTCGCTGGGTGGTGCCCATTCAGGTACGGCTGCGAAGCCGTCCATGTAGTGCTTGATCAGATCGCCGTAGCTATCGGACCACCAGTAGTCGTCGGTCGCTGCCAACGCTGCTTTGATACGACCGCCAGTGTTATCTAGTCCGTACGTGACGAAGTTGAACGAACGATAAGCGTCCTCCTTGAAGGACGACGTACTGGTCTGGGCGTACCACAACGCGTTGATTGACGCCCACCGTGCTGTGTGGCTAGTCAGCCCTGGATCGCCGCAGCACACATCTTGTTCGTCGATTCGCTGCGCGGAGAAACTAGTACCGGCACTGAAGTTCGTGACCACCCACGTTAGCAACGCTGGCACATGCGTAGTGTAGTTCGGGTCTACATCAGCTGGGTTATTACGATTCAGGATATACCGACACGTCTCCATCGGGACGAGTTGATTGTCGTTACCAGCTTCGTCTTGAGAACGATGGATGTCCTCGAAGTACGCCTGCCACTTGTTCGTGGTCATTGGCCCGTTGGCACCAAGCACCCAATTCCAAGCCGTGTTACGTGCCGTAGTGTAGGCGCTGGTATTGCCAATACCCAGACGTATGAGCTCGTCGAAAAGCTCCACACCAGCCACAGCGTTGCAACCGTATTCCTGGTTGACAGCTCCTGTCGGGCCATACACACGGAACGGCCACGGTGACTGTGTTGTGCTACCAGTACGTACGTGGGATTGCAATGCATCAGCGCAATCAATCGCAGCGTCACGATAGGTAGTGTCACCGGTCAGCTGCCAGAACTTGAGGTACGCGTGGCCTAGTTCACCTATCTTGTCTGGCTCGAGCCCGTCGGTATCATCGTCGTCAGCATCGCCATCACCAGTGTACGTGAACGCACCAAACTCAGACGTGGCGAACGGAACGTTAGGCCAATCCCATGAACCAGACGTCGTGCCATTGGCGAGCATGTAGTCCAAGCAAGCCTTGACGTGTGATATGAGACTGCTATCCCCGGAGAACGCAAGCCACGGTATCAACGAGTCCACGAAGCACGCGTAGGTCATGGCCGGGTTGTGCGACCCGAACTCCGTACCACCACTGTCGAAACAACAGTACCTCAAGTACGGCTTGGTACCGCCTACAGTAGGTACGGTCTTGAAGTAGTTCCAAGCGTAGCCGATCAACTGCACGTAGGCAGTGTTCTGCGGGGTCAACCACGACAGTAGTTTACTGCTACCGTCGAGGACTTCCGTGTGTCCGTTGATCGCCATTAGACCTGGTTAGCTGTGAAGCGTACGCGCAAGTTCGAATAGTCGCTGATGGCGTTGGTTATTGTTTGTTCAGCCAGTGTATGAGTCGTGGAAATATCGGTATGGGTCCACGTCTGCACGACGCTAGCGCCTTCCATCAAATCCACAACCAAGTCCACTTGCGCGCCGCTGATATCCTTCCAATAGCGATAGCGTAGCGTGCGCGTACCGCTAATCGGGGCTGACAACGTACCCATCGCCAGAGTGACTGGTGATGAGTTAGGGTCTTGTTCGGAGCGAATGTAGTCAGCATCGTCCGCTATAACTTCATCCACCACTGCAAACAAGTTCGTGGTAGCGCCGGTCTGCGTAGTCCACGCACCAACGCTAATGTCCGATGTTGGCTGTACAACTTGCCCTTCAGCTTTTGTACCTGCACACTGAGCTCGAGCACCTACGCTACCTAGCGCCGCGCCTGAAAGGTTTGTGCCACTGGTGCCTTCGAACGCAGCGATAACCATCGCTGTATCGGCCGATATCGTGCCCCATACGTGGCCCCGACTTTGTGCCGTCGTCACCGACTGGTTTACTATAGAACCAGCCATGTTGACGGCGCCATTCGTCTCGCGGCTAGCAGCGTTGAATTCAGCCCACGTACCCTCAGTGCCCGTTTGGTTCAGGTTGATTGTGACGGTGCCACCCAAGTCGATGGAAATGACCGCCATGTACAACGCGTTGACTTTGCCAGTGTTGTCAACGTTGAGCGAATCGTGCAGAGTTTGAGCAGTCGATGCGTTGTTGTTCGACCCGATCAACGAACTGGCTGTCAACGCATCTTGCACTTCAGCCAGGAACAACGTGACCCCACCGCTCGTACTAGCCCAAGTTACGTTGACTGAACCAGCCGACAAGTTCTCCTTATAGAACATGCCGGCATTGGCACCAGCACCACCATGGCGTCGTGCAATGACCGTGTATGCACCGTGCACGTTGTCCGAGATGGTTAGGCCAGTTTCCTGGCCGCCAGACCCACCAAAGTTCGTTAGCCCAGCAACTGCCAAACGCCCGGCTGTGTAAGTGATAAAGCCGTTCAGCGTACCACCGGTACCGGTGTCTACAGCGTGCTTAACCGTTTGCGTGACAGTAGGGGCAGCCATTTACTCGAGTTCCCCAGAAATGTCTGATGCCTGTATGGTAACACCCAATCGAACCGTCACCCCTTCGGTTTCGACCCACACACGTGCCTGCATCGCTTGCATCTCCGCGAACGTAGCAGAATCATGTTTTACAGACGGCATAGAGCCGCGTGGGCCTAGTTCGCCAAAGACGATATTTTTAGTGGTGAACCATTCTTGGAACGGGCCTGCACCTATACGTATATCGACTCCCCATTGAACGATACGCCCTTGGCCCGCAACTTGGCTCCATGAGTTCGGGTTGCTGGTGGTGAATACCACGTTGAAGCCGCGCAAGCCATCTGGAATGGCTTGCGCGGTGAACAAACGCCTCGCCCCGCTTGAAACAGGCGTCGGAGCGACCGTACGTGTGACGATCGCCATATGTCTACGCGACGGCGCCTAGATCAACCGACCCCGACGACAGAGCGTAGGTGCCCTGACCTGCGAATGTCTCAGGCACACACTTCTGCGAATAGAACACGAACGGCTGCGTACCGGTCAGGTCTATCGCAGTACCGCCGCTGGTGGTGGCAACGCGGAACGAGTCCGTAGCCAGACCAGTAGCGATCACGAAATAGATCGTACCTACGCTGAGGCCCGTAGGCAACGTACCCCAGAACACCACACGGTTGTCAGCGACTAGACCGTGGGCCTTGCTGAAGATATCGTTGTTGGTGATGTCGGTCGAAGTCTCAGCAGACGAGTACAGCAGAGCACCACCACCTGCGGGCATCATACCACTGAAGTTGCCCGTTGTGATGGCGTCCCAGAACCCGACCCACGCTACGGTTGTAGACGCTGGCACGTCCCACGTTGGAAGCGTAGCCGCCAACGCTTTTGCACCGCCCGAACTAGCTGCCCACGTGAGGGCCTTGCGTGCGTAGGCAGGTGAACCACCAGTGACTTCGTTGGTGCCAGTTGTAGAATACGCCGTGTGAAGCGAACCGTGTGTTGCTTCAGTGGCGAACCCATCTAGTGCGGCGTGCTTGCCATTGTTGGCCATGAAGAACGCCTCGTATGGCCGCAGCAACCGCGCCAAATCGCGCGCTATAGGCGCACGATGCACGACACCACACGGACACAACCGAGGCGCAGGCAAATGAATCATGCGTTCCTCCTCCAGGAGTGATGGGGGTCCCGAAGGACCCCCTACACCGTTACCCCTTGTAATCCGCGAAGAACGAGGGTGCAGTCGATCGCGAGGTGACACCACCGTTGATGAAGTACGGATCGTTCGGGAACGGATCACGCGTGTGCAGCATCGGGCTGTACTGAACGTTGAGGAGCCGACCAAACAGGTGAGGCACCGGAACGATCAATCGCGGCTCGATGTACGCCTGCCACTGCACGCATGTGTTGACTGGAGGCTTGAGGTGCCAGAAGTACTGACCACCATCAGTCCAGTAGAACGTGCCCATGCGGCCATCGTTGACGGCGTCCATTGTGCCGTTGCGATAGTCGAGGAATTCCCAGTAGATGCCCGCCATACCACCGAGGAAGGTGTTGCAGATGAAATAGATATCGGACGCGAATGACCCGGCGGTCACCTTGTTCGATGTCGTCTGCGAATCTTCGTCGATAGCATCGTCGAACACGACTGGGAACTGAGCGCCATCAACGAGCAGATACTTGCCCTGGCGCATGGCGTCGCGCATCTGGATCTGGTCGTTGGCGTTCATGAGCAGCGTCTGCGTGCCGTCTGTAGCACGCATCTGACAGCCGAACGTCATGTACGAACACGGCCAGAACGCCGTGAGTTCGTAGAACAGGTTCTCGCGCATGGCAAGCGACCACGACGCCGGCATGAGCCCCATCTTCTCGGCGTTCGAGCGCAAGATGCGGATCATGTAGACGATGGTACGAACGATGTCGGCGCCAGACGAAGTGTCACCAACACGCTTGTAGCCGTAGTCCAACACCAGCGAGTTCAGCGAAGGGCACGACTGGCCTGTGATGGCGTCCTTCTTGTTCGTGCCAATCAGCAAGTCCAGCCCAGGGAATTCACGATAGCCACCGCCGCTAGTGTTGTTGGCGGGGTTACCCGAGTACACCTGGCGAAGCAGCTTGTTCTGGAACGACACACCCAGCTCGACGAAACGCATGAGCGCCTCACGTGCCAAGTTCTGCGCACCACCCGGGATGCTGGGCGTGATGATGCCGTTGGAGTTGACGCCAGGCGCCAGCAACGGATCATTGACGATACGCAGGTCCATGAACTCAGAGCGGTTGATTTGCTGGCGTGCCAGTGTGGTCAGCTCGAGTTCACGAGTCTTGAATGCGTAGCGTCCGAACTGCGCCGTCTGGTAGCAGTTCTTCATTGGACCAGCTGTAGGCGGCTCGTCGCACAACCCCACCGGGTTCGCACCTGAACCTGGCAAAAAGCCCGTCAGGTACGGGAACAGCGGGTCGGTCGAGTTGGTAGGGCGAGCTGGAATAGCGCCCGCCAGACCCACAGGTTGGACGCGAGTCGAGATGATGTCCCGCTCGAGGCCTGGGTATGACCACAACCCGTTGACCCCATGCAGGTATGGCGTGGTGTTCCCATACACGCCGGACGGTGCAGTGTGCCGCTGGCCGGCGACAACCTGCGAGCTCGAAAGCTCTCGAGCCAGATCCTGAAGCAGACCCATGGTCCCCCCTTATCCTCTCGTGCCAATGAGGGGACCAAGGATCGTACCCTCGAAGAAGTCCTTAGCAATGCCGGCCTCTGCACCTGTGCTGGCCACAACATTGTCGTCGGACTTGGACGCCGAAACGGGCGCCCCAACCTTCGGAGTCATAGCCTCAGCCACCACAGCGTCACCGCTCTTGATGTCCTTGGTTCGTTCGTCGATCGACTTGACCTGCGCGGCCAACGTGCTAACGAGCTCTTGGATGCTCATGAGCGTCTTGGTCGTTTCGATCCTGAAGTTGTTCTCCTGGACCTGCTCAGGTGTGGGCGGTGGCTCGACCTCAATACCGAGGTCAGCTGCCTTACTCTCCAGACCCTGGGTCTTCAGAGCTTCGGCCAGACCCTCAGTAGCGGTTTCCCACTGCTTGATCTGGTCTTCGGGGATGCCCATATCCACGAAGTACTTCCGCTTGTCGGGGGTGAAACCCATCTCGTTCGCCTTTCCTGCGTTCAAAAGATTGAAGCTAGTCGTCCAGACGGCAGCGTTCGTCACCGGTAGAACCGATATCTCGTACGAGCGGTACCATTCAATCAGGTTCTCTCTCTGCAGCCCGAAGAATCCATGCGATACGCCAGCGTCCTCCCGTGCAGCTTTCTCAGCGAGCGCTTCTTTTCCAGCGTCGATGAGGCCGCTGGCGTGGACGAAGCCATCTTCTGTCAGGTCGAGCCAGTCCACCTGGCCGAACTTGGAACCCATGGTGTGCCACAGCCACAACTCGGGATACTGGCTATGTTCACTAGCCCAATCCACGAATTCCTTGTGCGCGGCCTTGGTGAAAATTTCTCCCTCCCTGTCCATGAAGTTGTTAGACCACACGGTGTAAAACCGCAGGCGACCGTCTTTCTGTCGTACCAGCCCGAACGCCGCCGACCCACCGTCGTGTTCGTCCGTGCCTGACACAGGGGTGTGGGCGGAGCCCGAGTTGTTGAACCTTGTCACCAGTGACCGCAAACCTTCCAACAACCCAGGCTTCCCCGTCGGGCTGTTTGGTAGGGGTGGTTCGATAACAGGCAACGGATCGGGCTCCGCAAAATCTCGTTCCGCTACGACCGCGACAGTACCACTCGAGGAATCAGTCGTTGCTTTGGCACGCCATAGACTAGACACACCCTCAGGATCAACCGGCCCCTCCACCAAAGCGCATGAACCTTCACCGACGTACCAGTGACAAGTGGCGCAACTTCCAGCGTTGCTAGCTCTGATCGTACGGTAGCCGGCAACGTCCTTAGTAAGTTGTACCAACCCTGGAGGCGGGTCGTCATAGTCTCCGTTGTCATACTCCTTCGCCTCGAACAACAGTTCAGCATCTTCGAGAGTCATAGTGGAAGGGTCCGCGTCTTTAGACGCCGCCACCCCATTCGCCATCTTGAAGCATTTCTCTTCTGGATGCCCGTCCGCCGCACAGCCGTTGAAGATGTGGAGCCACTGGCGTTGGCGGGTGGGCGGCAGCTTCTTGACGTGGGCAGGAGCATTAGCCGCGGTGTAAGGCATTATTTAGATACCTCCGATATAACGAGCTGAGCTCCCTTTTTGAACTCTGGCCGGTCGATTTTATCACGAATGTTAGGCCAGCCCCAAGCTGCGTGGAAGCTAGCTTGGCCGCTAGGCCCGTGTACATAACCCGAGTAGTAGCGCCCCCAGCGATCTTGGACGGCGTTGTTGATCTGCCATTGAATGCCTACCCCACTCGAGACGTCCTTCAACCGCCAGTTCCGCAGTAGGCGATACGTGCGTTGGTACGCCTTGCCAGTGCCGGGGTTGGCGGGTTTGTCTGGCGGGGGCGGGTACACGAGCTCCATGATGATGTTAGCGCAGTAGGATTGGGTGTACTCATGGAGTGCAGCGTACGTTTCAGGCCCGTGGATGATCCTGGAGTTGGCACGAATAGCGGAGAAGCGTACGCGTACTGACATAACGTAGTTACACCGTTACCGCCGGACGCTTGGTGGATTGGGTTGGAGGCGACTGTTCGAGGTTGTCGTTAGGTTGTGTCTTCGGCCCAGCCGGCCCTTTGGGACCGGGTTCACCGCGTGTGACTGGCGTCTCGGGCGGAGGTGGCAAGGAGGCTTCTAGTTCGACTTCGCCTGTCGCATCCGATTCGCCCATCATCTTCAGGTAGCGCGGGTCCAGGTCACCTGTGTCAACCAGGATCTGTCGTGCGACTTCAGTGGTGATCGCCCCAGATTTAATAAGCAAGTCCAACCACACAGCACGCTCCTTGGACACTGCGACTTCGTCGAATTTCTGGGCCAGGTCTTGTTCCCCAAACTCGAACGTGACGGACGACGGCATCACGCCTCTGAAGTTGAAGACCTGGCCCAGAATCCCCATGAACGCTGCAGCACCTTTGCCTCGACTCTTGACGTGGGAGGTCTTGGCTTCTGTGCCAGAGCCGATCCCACGCCCGGGGGCGGGTGCGAAGTCACCATAGTCCGTTCCAAACGCCAGCGCTAGATTGGTAACGTACCACTGCATCGCCAGGTCTTCGTTGAAGTTGTCTGGCAAAGACGCAAGGTCGATCTGGGCGTGAGACACTGTGGCGTTCGGGTCTAGCGTGCCGATAATGGCGGGCATTACGAACCGCATCTGGCCCATACTGTCAGCAGTCTGGCGGTGCTTTTGGAGCGCATCTTCGATCATGCGCGTGGGCATGCCGCTAACTAGGTGGATAGCTTTCTCGAACCGGCCAGACACCTTCTCACGCTTGTAGATCAGGATGTCACGCATGATCTGGGATGCACGTAGTACGCGAGTTAGAGCGCAGTACTGCATCCCATTGTGTTCTTGTCTGGGGGATGGGAACTCCGCTAGCGGTATCACCTGGAACCACTTCATCAAGTGGCCTCGACCACGACGGTCGTAGTAGATCACAGGTGTCTCTGGGATTCCCGTACGAACACAATGAGCGCTATCGAGGTGGTTCAGACCAACCGGCGGGCTAGCAGGTTGGGGTCCGTTTCGTACCACCTCGATAAACGCACCATTGTCCTGCGTGAACAGGTCTATCAATACCTTGGAGACGAAGGGAATCCACCCCTCACCAAATTCAGCGCTGTGGAGTAGACGCTGAACGGCTGCAGTGGTGAGGGGTGGCCCTTTCAACGTCCAACCGAAAGCTGCGTAGCGTGCAACGGTCGAGTAGAGCGCACTGGCGAACATCGGTTCCGTAGGCCAGAACGCTCTCAAAAACTGGTCCCTAAGGCCAGGTGTGTTACCCCACGGTGGTACCGTATCAGCTGCGTCAGCCATAGCTAACGTTATCGAATACGTCTCGCCAAAGAACCCACCTTCGTTGGGCCTCGTGGGGTGGTCTACTACTGAGCCGTTAGTGAGGTTGGTGGGGTCTATGGGCATGGGGGGTGGGGAGCTTTTCCATTTGGAAAAGGTGGGCTAATCCAAGTTCAACCGTTTGCATTCGTGGACGGCCATTGATAGGGCGACCGCCAAGTCGATCTTAGAGCCGGCGCCTTTCTTTACCAGACGCATCTTGGTGTTCGAGTCCTTGGCGATCTTCGCCGCGGCGTGGGAGATGTGTTCACGTACATCAACGTCACCGAAGTGTAGGATCGTACGGTCACGGATGTATGTGTATAGCAAATGGTCCGCTACCATACGATCACCACCTTGGCTGAACGAGTACGCCCACACCAGGCCTTCGTTGCGGAAGCGAGTCATCATGTCGTGCAACTGGTACATGTCATACGCCAGTTGGAGGACGTTGAGCTTGGCTTGGGGGATGCACGGGCCGAGCTGGTTAACGTAGTCGTGAGACGCGCAGGGCTGGTTGAGTGGGTGGATATGGCCTGTCAACCACTGGCGCAGCGTTGGCTCGATCGTGAGGGAGTAGTTGATCGTGCCGCCAGGAGGCGGGGTCCATAACGCGGAGCGGCGCAGTACGATCTTTTGTGGGTTAGTCGGGTGGCGCGATACGATGATAGCACCGCTACAGTCACCAGAAACTGAGGCGTCGGCCGCCACCACAACCGGAGTATCTGGAGTCAGGGTTTGAAGGGACGGGTCAAGCTCGTCCGGAGTCGCCCTGCAATGGTCCCACCATTCCGTTGGCAAAAAGGAGGAGACACTGGATACCCAGTTATTGTTGTGGAGACGGTCGAACGCTTCAGGGCGCAGCGTCGTAGCTTGGCTCTGGTAGTAGGAGGGTACTTGCCAGGGCATTCTACGTGCTGCTTCGCCCGTATCCCAATACGTGAACAATCGCGCTCGCGGGTTCACGTACAGCGGGAGGGCGTCGGTCTCTGGTCCTGGCCAGTCTGGTACGTCGTCTCGAGTAAGCTGGCGAGCGCCTCGCTCTGGCAGGGTACCGAGTTCGAACTGCTCGATAAGTAGAAGGCTTTCACCTTCAAATCCTGCATAAGTCTCAACCCACCTAATGGACTTAGGCCGCGTGGGAACGGGAGTTAGTTCGTCCCACAGACGTTGAGACCCCTCGAGAGTGTAGCCCCAAAGCTCAGACCAGAATGTGGCCGTGGGGTTCATACCAGCCTGGCCCTTGTAGTCACCGGAGAGAGGGCGTATGACTGAGCCGGATGGAACGTGCGTAGCGTCACGACGTATGATATCCCAGTACCCTGGGATTTCTTCTTTGTGTCGATCGTAACGCGGATCGAGCTCTAGGGACTTGAGAACTTTATCGTACAACAAACCTCGAGACTGGTCGAGGTCGTTAGCCACCATGTAGATTTCGTTAGCACCACCCCAACGCTCAGCCACCCAACGGGCGATCATCGAGGCGATCGTAGTCTTGCCAGACTTCTTCACGGTGGAGTAGATAAAGTTCTGGAACCCGTCCTCGACGCCCATACGGGCTGCGAAGTCGGGGGCGAATGCGCAGCGCAGAATTACGCGTTGGACGGGTTCCAGCTTGATAGGGCGACCAGTCTCTGGAACGAAGAAACTGGTGTGTGCAAAGTCGAACAGGTCTTCCGGGCTGAACCGCGGGTGTGTACGGCCTCTAGGGGCGTCTTCCAAGCTGGATTGGGGGAGCGCACGGATCTTAGCGCCTAGGTGGGTAGCGAGAACTCGTGCGGCTTCCAGCTGGGCTGGGCTCAGCGCGTCCGTCGGTGGGGGCACCGAAGCCGACGCGGTTGTCACGCCGCGTCAACCTCGGTTTCTTCCGGGGAGGTTAGGGATTCATAACCACCCGAAAGTCTGGCGAGCGCATCGCCGTCTTCGCCGTCGGGGGCGAAGCCGGGGGCGTCGGGCTCTGAAATGAGCGTCACGAGCGCACGGCGCGCCGTAGGCGGTAGTGTGTTGAGCAACCGCTGAAGGGCATCCGCGGGATCGTTCTGGCGTGCATTGGGGGTTGTTAGGGTGGACATGTGCTTGAGGATGTCCCCGAACAGCCGACCGAACTCAGCCGGTTCCATGTCATGCATAACGTTGGGCAGATAGAGCATGACCTGGTTGAGCGCGTCGAACGTTTTGAGCGTCGTAAGCGTACGGAGTTGGCCGTTGAGGTTCTCTTGGGCCATCGGGTCCTGCGCGATAGACGCCATGAGGTACGCTGTTGCGTTGGGCGTCGTGGGGCCGAAGAGCCTCTCGGCCGCGAGCGCCACGTTACCACCTGCGACCACCAAGGCCTCAACGCAGATTTCAGCTGGCAGTAGTGTTTGCTGGGATTCGTGGGGGTACATAGTATTGGCGGAAGCACACGACGCACAACACGCCTTTAGGAGTGTAGAAGCGCGTGGTCGGGGTCGGGACGGTGAACGAGCGTATGCACAGCCGACAGTGAAGAGGTGGCAGGGTCGCGGTCTTACCGGAGGCTGCGTGTGGCATTTGAGTCATTATAGCACATCGACGGGGGGGAGTCGAGTAGTCGCGTCTAGTTACTACTCGGGTAACTACTGGTCAACAGGACTCCCCCCGGCTGCTGGTGGGGTAACGCTCATGGGTGCGCGCAGGCGCACATGTTCGTATGGGGGGGCACATACTACCGGTTGTGTGTGGGGGGCACGTGGGCACGTCGCACATACTACCGGTTGTGGTCTGGACGGATGGGTGCCGACGTGCGACTATTTGGGCATGCCGAACCCCCCCACCCCACCCACCACCCCCCACGCCAACGTCGCGTCGGGCGTGGACGTGGGCGCGTACGATGCGCGTCTGGCGCACGAGATCGCCCAACGCGATCTCGCGTACGCCACACGCCAACGCGAACGGGACGCACGCGAACGTGCGTACTTGGACGCGCTCTCGTGGGCGCCCGTCACAACCGCGCTGCGTGAACGCAGGAACGTCCCGCTCGCCTCCCAACGCGCCTTCATGCCCACGCCACCTCGCCCACACCGGGACTGGGCTGACGCGCCCTGCCCCACGCACGGGCCAGGCTGCAAACGCTGCGCACGCCCCGCACGCGGGGCACCCATGCCCTCCGCCTGGGAGGCCAACGCGCCCCACGCTCGCACGCACATGGCGCCTGACCCGTCCTGCCATCACCCCCTGGTGAAGTGCTCGCACAAGTGGTAGCCTAGCGCCCTCACGTGGGGGCGCCTCCCCCTAGGAGGCACCCCCAGGTGCGTGCCCTAGCACGCAAGGACACATAGGAGGTCGCACCATGCGACGTACCCTCATAGCGCTCGCCTTCGCCGCCACCGCCGCGGCCTCGCCCGCGCACGCCGCTCCCCAGCCAGTCTCGCCCGACGTAGCTTGGGTGGACCCCGAGGACGGCTGCGAGTGCGTCTACGTCCGCACGCCTGCGGGCGACGTGATCACGATCCACCTCGAGGAAGGGGACTGGGACGACGCTCCCGGCTCCTAGCCTCGCTCGCGCCCCCGGAGGGGCGCCATGCCCTGGGCTCACCACTGGCCTGATGGGTCTCCGCACCAGCCGTATCCTCACCACGCCCCAAACCCGGGGCCACTCCCCACGAGGCCGGCAAGGTGGCTGCACCCCGACGCACGTGAGCCCAGGACATGGCGCTACCTGCGCCTTAGGAGAGCACATGCACGAGCACCATTCGCCCGCCACGGTCGAGACCGTGGACGTAGTGGGCTGGTTCCCGCGTGCCGAATGGCGCGTTGGCCTGGCCGACGGCTGCCTGGTATGGCTGCCCATCACCGACCCGCGGCCCTTAGTGGGTGAGGTCTACGACCCCACCGCGTGACACACGCCTGATGGGCGCGGAGCCGTGCACCTTGCATGGCGAGTCTGCCCTTGCTACACTAGACTCATACAATCCCACACTTTTCAAAAATTGAGATGAGTAATGTAACAATATAGTAACAAGTATAGTATATGGAAAGTGTTAGAAACTAGGATTGTATGAGGTTACCCCTCATGTGGAGACCGTATGCCAGCCATGAACCGCGCCACACGTAGGGCCCTTCGCTACCGGCCCACCACCGTACCCCGCCCCATTCGAGAGGCGGCCGACGCCGACCCACCCACTCCCCACCCCCACACGCCACGAAAGGCCCCGCCCAAATGATCGACACCTTCCGCGCCGCGCTCACCGCCACGCCCACGCTCGAGGCCACGTTCCGCGAGGGCGATTCCGAGCTCAACGCACAGGTGATCGCCACCTTCCCCAACGGGTATGGTGCCTCGATCGTACGAGGCCCGTATACCTACGGTGGTAACGAAGGCCTGTTCGAGCTCGCCGTGCTAGACCGCCACGGGCACCTCACCTACGATACACCCATCACGTCCGACGTAGAAGGCTGGCTCACAGTCGAGGACGTCTTCAACCTCCTACTACGCATCCAAGCCCTACCCTCATAGGCAGGCCGTGGAGGCCGTGACGGACCACCCACCCGTCAGGCCTCCAATGCCATGCGTGAGCGCTGGCGCATCACAAATAGGGAGGTCACTCTACCGTGACTACCTCAACCACGCCCACCCCCGCGACCGAAGCGGATGAGGCCTCACCCGAGCGTCTGCCTTATGTGGTGATCCGCATGTCGGAAGCCATGAAGGCTGCTCTCGCTGCCTATTGCACCGAACACGGTGCGGTAGCTACGAAGCTCGCGCGGGAACTCCTCGCCGCCCACATTGGGTGGGACCTCACTAAGGACCCGGATGCACCGGGTGGTGCAACGCGGACCAAGTACACCTCTGATGAGGCACGTGAGGAAGGCAAGCTCCGGAACAAGCTACACAATGGCCTGCTCCGCAAGGGTTTGTACCAGATGCACATGTCCCAACAGAAGAACCGCCCAGAGCTGGGCGCCGTAGCTATGGCCACGGTCTCAGCCCTATCGGCCACGCCGAAGCCCGGCGTCGAAGCCCTCAAGGCGCTCGACGCCACCCTAACGGCTGCTATGGAGGCAGGAAAGTAATCGCACCACACCCCATCGTATCCGCGCTGTCACTGCAGCCCTACGGGGCGCAACAGCTTGTACGGCCACCCGCCACGGGCGGGGCTAACCACCCCGCCCCGCTACCCGTTAGGGTTAGCTTTTCCAAATGGAAAAGGTCGCACCCCGTATGCAACCCAAACGCCTCAAGCCAGGCCATATCGTCCAGGTCAGCACGCTCCCCACATGTGACTACTGCCTCATGTCGGGGTATCGACCACCACGTTCCGCTAGGTACGACTTCCGCAGCCGTGATGGCCGTTGGGCTAACGGGTGCGTGGAGCACTATCGCCTCATGCGTATGGTGCCTCGCCTAGGCGTAGGCGCAGGCCAGATGCTCGTTACCCCCGATGAGACCATCACCGACCCTTCGTCACCGTCCACCGGGTGTATCCCAGCCCTCACCATCGGTGCCGTACTCCTACACAAGGCCAGCCTCATGTAACCCCACCCTCACTCGACATTGCGCCCTCCCCGGGCGCACCATACCAGCTCATCACCCGAGTAGGGCGCGCCCACTCGAGGCCCGGGTGGTGGGCTGATATGGTGCGGTCGAGGTCGATCCTCGATACCCAACGCCAGCCCAGTAAGGGGTTGGGACCGTACCTACCTCACATAAGGAGGCCTGCATGGCCACGTTCACAAGCGGTGTCGAGGGCACCTTCACCTTCGCTGAGTTCGAGCACCTCATGCAACAGGTCCGCAACCTCCCCAAGAACTTCGACGAGGAGGCCGTGCGCAAGGAGGCTGGCTACGAACGATACGACTACAACGCCGGTCGCCTCATCGAAGCGACTCGACGGTTCAAGGGCAAGGTCACCATCTCCGTCGAGGAACTCCCGTTCCAGGGCATCCCGCATAAGGAACCCGACGCACCCGACCCCGATGCATAACCCACCTGCAGACGAGCACATCCGCATCGACGATCCCGCTCGACTCGAGTGTGACTCATCACACGAGATCGTGGGTGGTCCGGAGACCCATCACCCCCAGCTGTACTTCACGCATGTACGTTGGGCTAAGGACCCCGACAAGTGCTGGGACTCAGTGATCTGCCAGCACCACCTAGCATGGGGAGCCATGTTCATGGCCGGTGAGGAGGCCCCCGCCTACTACTCGGACGTGTTCGTGGAATGGCGCATCGAGCTTATCCCCCAGTCCTTGGTCCGACGCCGCCCCGCCTACGACCCCCCTCTCGCCTAGCAGCCCCACCCTGCCCTCGATCCTCGACTCACCCACGCCGCCGAGTCGTACGATCGAGGGCAGGTATGGTGCAACTAGCACCAAAGGAGATCTAATGCCTGTCGCAACACAGGACCAGCGCATCGCCATGCTCTATGGCGACATGAGCCCCACGCCTGGCTCTCCCCTCAGCTTGGGGAAGCCCAACGCTGACTGGTGGGCTTCCGCAGCCGCTGATGGCTACGTCCAGGCCCTGCTAGAGAAATTCGAGGCCACCCATCCGGAGGCCGCTAAGGACCTGGCGTTCATTGCCAACGAGGCCAAGTGGTCTCACGGCTGGAAGGCCTTTGGTCGCATGATCCTGGAGGTACTCTAACTATGGCACGTGCCACGAAGTACGCTGAGTACGACGAGCCCGAGTTCGCACCCGTGCCCGCCCACCCTACCTACCCCTACAGCCCAGCCAGCGAGGGGCGCACTCGTTTGTTCGACATTGAGCTCAAGACCGTCATTGGCACGGTGTATGCCACCCCCGGTGGCGACATGAGCCCGAAGGCGGTTGCCTTCCTCACCATCTGCGACTACGGTAAGGATGGTGAGTTCACCTTCCCCAACGAGGACGGTTCCATCCTCCACGTTGGCATCTACACTGAGGAGGTACCGGGTAAGACCCTGTAACCAGACCGTGGACAATGACACCATCACCGCCTCGCTCCAGGAGCTTGAGGCCATTGAACGCAACAGCAATGCCGAGCACCGGCCGCTGTTCGATCACCGCGAGGCCGTACGCATAGTACATATGCGTATGGCCATCCGCGTTGGCCACGTCTATGATGAAGGCGTCCCCATCCTATACGGAGGACAAGCACAATGGCAGGCCATAGCCCAGTAATACGTTACGCGGAATGCCCATCCTGCCTTCGGCCCTACAGGAAGGGTGACCTCCTAACTCACGCCATCGACTCGGGCCACCTTGAGCTCACGCGCCACCTCAACCGGCACCTCGACCCCCAACCGAGCTGCCATTGGTGCGCGATGGAGCCTCTAGAAGAAGAGGACACACCATGACCTTCCCACCCCAGCCCACTCGCATATGGGTCCAACCCGGTACCAGCCCTAGAATCAGCGGCCAGCTAGTGCAATACCAATGCACGCTGTGCGGCCAATGGCTTGGGTTCCGTACCTTCCCATCCCGCTTCAGCCCCAACTGGGTTGGGACCTGCTGCCTGTCCAATGGGTAAAAAGCCCCACACCGGCCCATCGAACTATTGCATGGCTTGCTCCAAACCGTACCACCCTGGTAACTGGAAATGGAGCGTATGGCTGTGCAACCCGTGCGTGAAGAAGGGAGTCACCCCCGATGATATCGAGGCGTTACGTAGTTGAGTCGGAAGGCAACTGGGCCTGCCGCATCCGGGATACCGACCAAGGTATCCACTACGTGGCTCGCATGCTGCCCCCACACATGGCACACGCCGCTGCTTGGGTATGGAACCACCAAGAAGCCGGACGCATCCTAGTGTCCGTGGCCTCAAGGTTCCACATCCTGGCTCCAGTCTCTGGCTACGCCGTAGAGGCTGAGCCGTTGTTCTATGGTGGTGACTACCCACCAGGGATACCACGCCCGTGACTAACCCCAGCCCTTACACCATCACTAACCAGATGGTGACCGACATACTCGTAGCTGCCTTTGAAGGTGGCATCAACTACTGGTGCACGCGAGTGGACGTAGTCGTGTGGCCTCCCGAGTGTGAGTTCGCATCCGACGTACCCACCCATGGTGGTACCGTCTACCTCATTGTGGAAGGCGACGAAACGGATCGACGCGCCCTCGACCTCCGCTCTATCAAGCGAGGCATCCGACGGGCCGCTGCCCACTTCAAGCACACACCCTTGTCCTTCTATGAGAACCATGACGCCTCATCCGCTGACTGTGCAGTGCAGTTCGCCTTGTTCAACGAGCTGGTGTACGGATGAACTACAAGTGCAGATGCGGGGGCCACATGCAGCCCCATTCAGACAACCCCATCTACTTCCGTCGTAGGTGCGACCGTTGTGGGCGCATCAACAAACAGCACAAACGAAAACCCGCCTCGAAGAAGGCTTGACACGACCCCCAAAAGGTGGTAGAGTTACTACATGGGTAGATACCTGCGCCCATCAGAAGCCCTAACGTACAAGCCTGACCAGTTCCTGTACAAGCGTGGGCTCAAGCGTCCCCAACTGGTGACCATCTACCTGACTGAGGGAGCGTGGAACCGCCACATGCACGACGCTATCCAGCTGCAGTACGTGAAAGCAAACGCTGCCAATGCTAAGGGTATCGTGCTATACTTCCAAGCCCTCACCACACCAGGCCAACGCTGGTCGGATGAGCGTCCCACCTACTTGCGTGACCTCTCCGCCATGTTGCTTGACCCACAACACGATCCACGCAGGCGTAACACCACCGATGCTGAAGGCTTGGCTACGTACACCTTCAACGCTGGTCTCCCTACCGCTCGACTCCCCCTCAACGCTGGCCCTCACCATCCTATATGGTGGGACCCTGAGACTGACTCGCCGGGCGGGCGTATGCGACGTGTGTTCAAGCTAGACCAGTTCCCCCTAGAGTACTATGCCCAACTGGCACTCACCCACTCGATAGGTGACCCGTACCATCGTAACTTCCAACTCACTCGTACACTACTGGCCTCCAATGCGCTCGAGGCCATAGGTCGTAACACCCTACAGCCTGCCATAAAGCTTGGCAACCCGCACCCCATCACGACTCGCTTGCGCCGTCGCCCAAAGGAGATAGAATGGTAGACGACTCGTCCCCACCTGGCCCGTTGATCCCGTTCAACCAACCGTCGGCCCCGCCCCCTTCGGGCGACGACCGGCCTAACGGCCCACCCAGGCCCGTACCATTCCAGCCCAGCCCGGACGCTATCAAGGCCGTGCTAACTGCTTTGGTGATAACCCAAGGTGAGCCATTGATCAACCCCCAGCGTGTAGTGTTGTCGATCGGACGCTCTACCGTAGAGGTGGGGCGTGGTCGAAGGCTGTTCTTCGAGTACATCGAGGACGAACTCAACCCGTTCGGCCGCCTCGACCTCATAGTGGTAGACCAATGAACGATCAAACCGGCGATCGCTTGTTTGTGCTGCTCGTTCTCCTGCTCCTCCTGGGTATGGCGCCTTGCGTTCTATACCTCTGGGTGTTCGTCCTTCGGGCCATCCAATGACCCCTGAAGAGCTAGAGCTACTGCTCCAGACCGCACGTCGTGTAACCCTCCTCGAGGAGGCCATGATACGGCACCTAGAGGTCTCCATCGCCTTTGAACGTGAGGCTCAAGCCTTCTGGAACAACCTAGCAGAAAGGATTCCAACCGTCCGACCATGAACCGCGTAGTAACCCGCACTTACAAGTCCGAGCGTGACTTCCAACGTGACGCTAACAAGCTGTGGAAACGAGGCTATACAGTCTCGTCCATCACCACCACGCCTGGCCGTACCAAGTTGGGCCAGACCCTTACCAGATACCTGGTTTTTGGTCTGTTTGCTAGGCCTGCGCGACACCATGATACGGTGACTGCAGTATATACATTGCAGCCCACCTCCACCCTAGCACCCTCGTTTGCGAGCCGGTAAACAACCGCGCTCCGCTGACAGGCCTGTGTGACCCGAAAGGATTTCCACGTGTACGTACCACTCCAGTACACCGGTAAAGAGTGCACCGATCCACGCGCTCCCCTCTACAAAGCACAACGCGTAGAGTGGATGCAACACCAGTCAGTCACACCCCGTCTACTCGAACTCGAAGCCCAAACCCGTGCCATGACTGAGGCTATGCTAGCCTCAGAGGTCTGATACGTGCACTCGCCATTGGGCTCCTGGCTTTCGCATTCCTATGCCTAGCTCATGGCGTTGGTCTCGCATCCGGCTCGCCGTCGGTCACCTACACTCCTGAACACACACTCGATGCTATCGAACAGGCTTCACGTGACTCAGGCATACCCTACCGTACGCTCTATCGCATCGTGGAGTGTGAGACCGGTGGTACGTTCGACCCCTATTCAGTCGGCGCTGCAGGAGAACTAGGCGCCGTGCAACTGCATCCCAAAGGAGCACTACGAGACTTCTACCGTGTCTACGACGACCCATTCAACCCGTATGAGGCCGTATACTTCCTAGCGGAAGCCCTGTCAGGTAACCGCCCACCCTTGGGAGCGTGGGCATGGAGCTGTAAATGACACCTGAAGAAACCAAGAAGGCCGCCCGTAAAAAGGGTATGGAAGAAAGAAAGGCCTTGGTCGCTAAGCTGCTACGCAAGTTCGCTCCGTTGAAACACAAGTACAAGTAGGAGCTGTAAATGACACCCGTTGCTTCTCAAACTATCTTCTGGGCCCCGGCTTCAACGCCGGGGTCCCGTTCGGTTACGAACGAACGTATCGAATGGTTGGTACGCTCCACATACGGTGGGTTCGAGCGCCTCAGCCGTAAGCGTAACCCACACCTGAGTTGCTTCGACGCATGGCACGTCCACGACTTTCGACCCGCGCATGATCCTATCTTCAGTTCGTTGCTGCGATGCGCCCACTGCAACGCAGCCTCATTTGAGGTTCTGCACCACCACAACTTCACCGGCGCGCACAACAGACCGACGTGCGCGTATCGTGAACTCGTTGAAGTGTACTACAACCCTACGTCTGCAGCGCTGTTCGCCATCGCTGACTGTGGTGTGATACACCTATGGATGGACTGACTAAAACCCTAGCACTGCGACCTCATTGGGGTCCGTGTGCTAGGGTCCAGCCAGACTGCATGACCTGCCTTTATAGTGAGGCGACGAGCGGAGGGTTGACTCTTCCCAACCCGTCACCCCACTATAAAGGCAGGCCGCTCGCTCCCCTTGGGCGAGCGACCCGCCGCCCCACCCTACGCGGCTGCGGGCACCGCCGTTTCAGGGACGGGCGTGCCGTCCGCCACGTTCGCAGCTGCCTGGGCAGTAGCCTGCTCAACCGAGAGGCCCTGCGCCTTGAGCGCATTGAACTGAGCGAACAGCGCCTTCATGGTGTTCGAGCGCGTCTCGCGACGGGTCTTCTGAGCCGCCTCGCGCTCCTCATCGGTCGCGTACTTGCGCCGAGGAGTGGACACGGACACTGGGATCTCGATACCACGCTGGCCAGCCAGCAAGTCACGAATGAACACACCAGCCGGCTTCTCAGCCTGTTGGGCTTCCGCCTCGAAGATTGACTTCATGTTGGCGGGCATCGGAACCACGATATACGAGCGCAGCTGTCGGCGCTGCTTGCGCTTCTCCTGCTCTTCCGGTGTCAGTTCCTTTTTCGCTGGGGCCTCGGCCGTCGCGCTATCCGTTCCATTACCTCGTGCCATCGGGGGCACCTCCACATTGGTTGATACCCTAGTATCGCACGCCACGTATGGGGGTGTCAAGCCCCTTTTCAACCAATGTGTGACCAATTCCAAACACCGACCTACCCCCACGCGACCACCCCCTACCCCCACGCTACCCCCACCCCACGACCCCCACGCACGGTAGTCTGGGGTATACCCCCGTAGTTACCCGGTCTCCTTGACCAAACAAATCAATCATGGTATAGTGAGAGAAATGCCCCACCAAATCCCTGACGCAGTCCAAGCTCGACGCTTTGTAGAGCTCAACAAGGACCACAACCCCTTCTTTCCGGAAGGCCTACTGTTCGACGGCAAGTGCCCGTCCCTTACCTCAAACGTGGAGTCGTACCATGTAATCATCACCCAACATGCTGCCAGTTGCACATGTCCAGCATGGGGATACAACCCTTACAAGGCGTGCAAGCACATAACGCTTATCCAACAGGCTATGCTCCACGCTGGTGGGGTATAGCTTTTCCATTTGGAAAAGGTGAACCATGGAAGAAGAATCAGTAGCCCACTCGCCTGCGTTGACTAAGGATATCGCCGTCTCAATTCGAGACCTCTTGCGTGAAGACGACGAAGGCGAACTCGATCCGTACGATGCGATCATAAACGGCGTAGGCGGTGGTTCGACGTTCAAGCTCACCAACACTGAGACTGAGCTCCAGTACCTGGTGACCATCGCCCCCGTCGAGGACTAGCGTGAAAACGCCTCGCATAGATCGGATTATTCAGGGGCTACTACTCTACCTGGTAGGTGTGGCGGTGCTGTTCCTTGTAATAGCACCATTTTACGCTACGCCTTGGTGGGCTTGGGCTTTGGTGGCTTGGCCAACAGCAGGTATGGCAGTGCTCATAGTGTACGACGAAGTCCGTCGAAGGCGAGGCCACTAGCATGAGTCGAGCCTCGCTCGTCGGAGCACCGTGTGAATCGGCTCGCTACGAAGGGCGAGGCCGATTCGGCGCTCGAGACCCTGTATATGGACCGTTGTGCGGTCGCCCGGCTCGTTTCGTATGGTTGGGCATCGACCCCAGCGTCCTCGGTTTGACCGTTGCACAGCGCAAGAAGTATATCCGCGCTAATGTCCTGATGTGTTGGGACTGTGCGCGTCGCATGTACGAGATGTTCTGTTGGCAGCTCAAGGATGGCAAGGCTAAGCTAGAAAGGCTCGACGTGGTAAAACTCAGGTTACACTGTAAGGACTGTGGAGCCACAGTTTACGTGTCCTGGGATGGCGACGTTATTACCACCCACCCCGGTGAGATCAAGTGGTGCGTACGCTGTGGCAAGCGTGCGGCTATGGACCTGGACCACGAACGAGACTTCCTAGAGGTCATGGCCCAGGACCTGGCAGAGAACGGTGCTACCCCTGATGTACGCCTCATACAGATGCTGTACGAGGATTGGCCTCGAACGGATCGACGATTCGATGGCTTCTATGACTACTTCAAGTACGTCATGGCCCACCCAGAAGAGATTGGAGTCGGATGAACATCATACCACAAGGAGTGGCTGAATTCCTTGACCCACCACCCGAACCGCCCGTGCCCCTTAGGCTGCCTGCTTTGCTCGAGCCACGTGCCTATCAGCTGGAGGCAGCTGAATGGCTTTATCGTGGGAAGCGCCGTATCCTCGGTGATGACGCTGGTCTTGGTAAGACTCTGGAGGCGGCTATGGCGGCCGTCAAGCCAGTCCTCATCATATGCCCCACGTACCTTGTATGGCAATGGGCAGCCTTTATTGAAGAGAACTACCCAACAGACACTATCGCGGTGGCTGGTGTTGGCTCGCGAAAGCAAAGGCACCAAGCCCTCACAGGTTCGGACAACCTGGCGACCTTCGTAAAGGAAGCTCCCGCAGACTGGACCATCGTAAACACTGACATGGTGCGTAGCTACGCGATGCCCGAAGTGGAGACAGTGATCCTCGATGAGGCCCACCACTTCCGCAATCGTGAAGCCGAGCGCTCCAAGAACTGTGCCGCTTTGACGGCGCGTACCCCACGTGTGTACGAGCTGACCGCCACGCCGATCTATAAGGACGTGGGTAACCTGTACCACCTGTTGCACATGCTGGACCCCACCACCTACAAGTCCTACTACGACTGCATCGACCGATGGGCCGTTACATACGGTGATCGTTGGTCCACCAAGATCGTACGCCTGCGTAGCCCTAAGGCTCTAGAGCGTGAGCTCGAGCCGTGGCTCCTTCGGAGGACTTATAAGGACGTAGGCCTATTCCTGCCAGAGATCATCGAGAACCACGACGTGCTCCAACTCGAGCCGAAGTACAAGAAAATGTACGACGACTTGCGAGACTACTATCGGAAGCCCGATGGGGAGTACGCCAACAGCGCGGCTGAAATCCTGCACTTGCTGCGCCATTGCACTGTCGGTCCTAAGATCGACGCCATCCCTCAGATACTGGAGGACAACCCTGGTCCTTGTGTAGTGTTCACGTGGTATCGTGAATCAGCCGACATATGCGCTGACGTACTACAGAAACTGTACTCCCGCCCAACAGACCCCGTCGTAGTGAAAGGCGACGTTGACCCTGACACTCGCTCAGCCATTGCCAAAGAAGCCATCAACGCAGGCGGTATCGTCGTAGCTACGATGGCTTCTCTAGGTGAGGGCGTTGACCTAAGCGCCGCTAAGACCTGTATCTTCCTAGAGGAGGACTACGTACCTGGCCGTATGTATCAGACTGTCAAGCGCATCCAGCGGTGGACAACGGACGAACGTCCTGTGCTTGCGCATTACATTAGGTGCCGTGGTACTGTTGACACGGTTGTCCACCGTGCTGTAGTGGACCGCAAAGGCACCGCCGAATCCATCCTGAAGGACGCACTCGATTGAAGCCAGGTATACACAAACTACCAATTTTGACACGCAAGTTGTACACCGACAACGAGCTAGAAGTTTCCGGGCACACAGTCTTATACATTTGGGATGGTTTCGCTACCAAGATTGATTTTACAGGCGCTCGACACGAAGAACTAGCCACCGCGTACTACGAGTGGCTACGAAAAAAGAAGCCTATCTTTCCAAAGGTCCCACTCGATTGACCACCATCTTTTGCGCCAACTACAAAGACGGCGATGCTTGCACCGACGGATGCCGTATGTTGTGGGATCGAGACATAGACACAGCTGAAGACGTCCTTCGAAGGAACCCCGAATGGTTTGGGGTTACTAGCTGGTGTGCAGACCATGGCATACACGTACGTTGGTACTGCGCTATCACCTGTTTCACTCGCTACCATGAACGACACGACCACCAAGAAAGCACATTCGATTGAAGAAGTTCAATCTTCGATGCCGTAAATGCAATGGTTCTCGCATCTATATCACACACAAGCGTACGAACTATGGTGAGGACGGGCACGACGACACCTACTACCTCACGTGCGCCACATGTGGCACAGGCGAAGAAATCACTGACTACCCTATGCAGCCCGAACCATCGTTGGACCCTGTTGCGATGACCGTGTACGCTATGGAAGGCGTACAGAAGTACCTAGACAAGGTCAACACTGAATGCCGAACCGCTTATACCGCTAGAATGGAGCCCCCGCCTACTTCCACGCCAGTGAAAGGCCTCCTACGTATCGGAGGTAACTACGATTCCGGTGTGTGGTCGCTTACCCTAGTCCTGGAGGACTCATGACCCTCAGTAAGCAACGCATCCTCGAAGTGGCGTTCGACGCCGTCGAGACGTACGTATCCAAGTACAACGACGACAACGAATCCCAGGTCTCCGTTAGCCTCGAACTCGAAGGCGACGCGTCCGACAATGGCTGCATCAACATTGATGGTGGTCACGTGCACGGTGCGTGGGTACTACTGTTGGGGGAGTTGTAAATGCCGTCCAACTTCCCACCTGAGATCCGCAAGGCCATGATCTGGGTAGCCAAGGACTGTTGGCAGATTGCTGACGACCACGGCTGGCACACATCAGACCGTTCCACCCTCGAGCGTGCCATGTTGGTAGTTACGGAGTTGAGCGAACTATGTGAGTCCGCTCGTTCCAACACGCTCGCAGACCCCAGCGACCACATTCCTCAGTACACCATGGCTGAAGAAGAATGGGCCGACGTGTTGGTGCGCGTGTTCGACCACTGCGTAGAGGACCATGTATCGCACGAACGACTCATCAGTGCCTTGTTTGCGAAGATGGAGTTCAACCGCTCACGCCCATACCGCCACGGCAACAAGACGGCATGACCACGCCGTACCCAGGCTCTGAAGGCCAGACCTATCACATGCATATTGAGACTGAAGTAGCAAACGTGACGCTCACTGCCAGCGTTTACTTCGACGCGAACATCGCTAAGTTCGACCCCGTGTGGGAGGAAATCACCGACTACATCGCTGCTAAAATGAACGCACTATAATGGTAGTTTCATTTGAGCCCGTCGAACAAGTCGACCGCATACGTGACGTGGTGTCCCGTATCTGTACGTTGAGCGTGGACGACCTCGAACTAGTGCTGCGAGAAACTACTAAGTTCGAATCGTTCGCCCCCTACGTGGACGCCACGCTGTACCTCGATCGCCGTGAAGACAATCTCATGTTCCAGGAGGTAGTGCGAGGCCTACTCGAATACCGTAAGTTCCTCACAGTCCATGAACACAACTACCGAAGATAGTATGGCCGAAACCGCTAACATCACCGTGTTGTACGACGCTGGCCCTTCAACCAGGGCTGTGGTCTACATCAATGGTGAACTGCACGAAGCAGCCAACCACACCAACGAGGACGGATTCGTATGGTCCTTGCTCGACCAACTCCAAGGCAAGATCGTCGGAGAGATCGACACCACCGAATACCTCAAGGCTGACTACTACGACGTCAACGATCGTAACGACTCTTTCCCACCGTTGCTCCATGACATTCCTAAAGACGAATACGAGGACCCGGATAACCTATGAGTACTCTACGACTCGAAGGTCTAGGGCTCGGGCGTCACGAAGACCCCGACCCTAAGGATGCGCTCTTCCCAGTACGCACGTTGCTGCAAGCGTTCCCATCAGCCCCTCCAGCCTACCGCATGTGGCCACACCCGTACCCTCACCCGTTAGACCAAGGTAATACTGGTACGTGCGTCGGTCATGGCTTCAAGCACCAACTCATGGCTGCCCCTGGCAAACGCTACGATTCAGACGAGGAACCTACAGCACTCACCATCTACCGGGAGGCCTGCCCCCTAGATCCGTGGCCTGAGAACGACGACGGTAACCTCCAACACGGTACGTCCGTGCGTGCTGGTGCCCAGGCCCTGATGGCTCGTAACATCATCACCAGTTACTGGTGGGCTAACACCCTCCAGGATTGCATCGACCATCTGTTGCTACGTGGGCCGTTGGTATTGGGGTGGAACTGGTACGAGTCCATGTTCTACCCTACCTCCAAAGGGTACATCACCCCTAGTGGTGGTGTGGCTGGTGGGCACTGCCTGCTTGCCATCGGTGTTATCCCTGAAGCTCGACGCATCCGTTTACTCAACTCATGGGGTGGAGACTGGGGCCAGAACGGCCGCGTGTGGGTATCGTACGATACATTCGAGCGTCTCATGGACGAGGACGGTGAAGCATGCACCACGGTAGAACCGAGGCCGTAGGCCCATGGCACTGAACGTAGACGTTGATCCGCGCTATAGTGGGGGGTACCCCGGTGTGGCTGAAGCTAAGCGCCACAACACCGAGATCGTCCGCATGCTGAGCCTACCACAGAACGAAGCGTATGCTGGTGCCATGATGCAGGAAGGTATCGAGGTGTTAGGCATCATCACCGGTGAGTCGTACGTAGGTGGTCGCCATTGGCGCGACGCAGACCCGTACGTGCTCCCTAGCTGTAGCGCGCTCCAGATCGGGAACGAGCCGATGATGGGCCACGGTGCCTCCTTCCCTGAAGGCGGCGCGCCCAACATGATCCAGCTATGGGAGCGTGTACGTACCTACGTGCGCGTGCGCCAAGGTCGCACGGACCTACCTCTCGTAGGGCCTGGTATCTGGATGCAACGCCCCGAGTTGTGGGCTAGCGTGCGCCCAGACCTCAACGAGTGTGTAGCAGGCGCTGTGCACGTGTATGAAGGAGCGGGTGATTCGTTCGGTGAGATAGGTTGGCTCGATGGCCAATTAGCAGACTATGCGAGCATAGCACCTGATCTTCCGTTGTGGTGCACCGAGTTCACCGCACGTTGGCCCGAATTGTACCCAGTCAAGCGGACCATCAATCGCTATTGTGACATAGCCATATGGGCTCACTACGGGCATGGTGTACCAGGCCACGGCTTGGTTGGCACCACTGAGTTCCAACTCCACGCGGTGTCCAAATGATCGTATACATCAAGGACAAGGGTAACGTCATAGAAATCCGAGAGGAGGAATCACGCGTCAACGTGTGTGCGTATGCCGAAGCTGACTTCGAACGCACTCACATGGAGCGCGAAATCGACCTCAACAGCATGCACTACTTCTATTCGATTATGTCTAACGCACGCTCGATTGTAGCTGGTGTGGAAGGCCAGATAGAGCGCATGAAAAATTCGTCCGTCAAGCCCACTTGACACGATCCTAGCTAGTATGCGATACTAGTAACTACGGGAGATAGTGTGCAATTTTCAGTGACCGAACGCCAGACTGCTAAACGATGCCCTCGCGCCCATCGTCTCAGCGCCAAGGGTGGGCAACACCTTGGGCTTATCGTACCACCTGTGTACTTGAGTGTGGGTTCATTGATCCACAAAGGCTCACAGATGTGGTTGCTAGACTCAGCTCGTACCACTTCGTACGAGGGCCACGTCATGCAGGCTGGCTCGAACCTCATTGAGAGTTCCCGCGCACGCTACCTCCGAAACGTGGGTGCTACTATCAGCGATGAGGAAGAAGCACCATTGTGGGAAGCGTACGAGTATGCACTCACGATGGCACGCAACTACGAGATTCGTTGGGGTACACCACTCCCTGAGGGCTATACGCTGATACGCCCTGAACAGCGCGTGGTAGTCCCAGTCCCAGGCACCGAGCACCCATGTGAAGCGTGCAATGGTGATGGGTGTGAATCGTGCGACGGCACTGGTGTGCAACTCCACCACTTGGATGGACGGTTTGATGGGTTGATTGTGGATCGTGCAGGCCGCATCCACATACTCGAGCACAAGACATACAAGTCTCGCCCCAACATTGATGGCCTCAAGACCAACGACCAGTTCCTGGCGTACATGTGGCTCGCCATGCAGCTAGATATCGGTGATGTCGCTGGTGTGGCGTACGATGGACTGTGGAGGCGTGATACTGTCCCACGTGGGAAGACATTCGAGGACCTGTTCTATCGTGTGACGATCACACGCTCGTTGGCTGAACTGCGTGAGTTCCAGGCCATGCTGCCCAACGAACTCAACTTCATGTACAACCAGCTGCGCGCTCCCACAGACCCGTGGATCGACCGACGTTGGCAAGGGTGCTACGACTGTGCGTTCGCTTCCAAGACCTTGAAGAACGGCACCACGCGCACAGGCCTGTGTGACGCAATATCACGAGGGGAGGACACCAAGAGTGTCCGCGCGCTCTACTACGCCGAACGTGACGACGATGTGGATGAGGCCGCTGAGTTGGACACCGAAGACGCTGCAGCCTAAGGCTGTACGTCGCATACGTGAAGTCGATGAATTCCGTACACCGGAGGAAATAGTGGCACGAACCTGTCGCGTTACCCTTACGACCCCATCTCGAATGGACGCCGGCCTAGTGGTATTCACCTGCAACATGCCGGAAGGTCACGAAGGTGACCACACTGAGAAGGGTCGCGTGCGTGACCGTCGCCACCACGTCAAAGGCTATGTGATACGCTGGGCTGAGATTGAAGAAACTGAGGTATGGCGAACAGAATGACTACACTAACACCCGCTAACGCTAAGGAGTTCATGCGTCGCTATGGCGGGATCGAAACACGCTCGGTAGCCGACGTGAAGTCGGGTATCAAGATCGGGTTCTTCGGGCCTGGTGGTGGAGGTAAGACCACACTGGTGGGTACGGCTGTGGATTCCGAGTTCGGGTCCCCGATGCTGTACATCAACGCACGTGGCAACCCCGAAGTCATACGGTCCAAGGGTGATCGTATCCAGGTAGTGGACGTGAAGTCGTACAAAGAGGTCGCTGCGATCCGGAAGGACCTGTATGCAGACACCGATTGCCCTTTCAAGTCTGTCGCCATCGACACCGTTAGCGAGCTCCTCGCGTTGGACCTCCGAGACCGATATGGTTCAGGTCCAGTTGAATGGCAAGCTCATTCCGCTAGCACAGCTGATATACTGGGAATGCTGCGCGACTGGGTCGATATGGCTGATTGGGGACCACGCCTCAACGTGTTCTTCGTCTTCTGGGATACCCCCGAATCACGTAAGATCAACGGAGAGGACGTAACACGGTTCGAACTCCAGCTGAACAAGGCCCTCCAGGCTCAGGCACCTGGGTTGGTGAACTGGTTGGGACGTGTGTACGTAGCTGAAGGCGAACCGCGCTACACACGGTGCTTAGACTTCAGGCCTATCGAGAAGTTCCACGTTGCCAAGCACCAGATCGACCCTGAAGATCCGTTCGCACGACAGATTCCCATGCAGATATTCAACCCCCACCTGGGGCACATTCTTGATACACTGAAAGGGGGGATCGACTTCCCAGTCAACCAACATCTCCTACGCGCACCTCGTAAGGAGTCGTAGCCGTATGGCTAAGCGTAAGTCACCCTTAGACCCGGGGTCTACAGTACGGGTTCCGCCAAACCAGATAGATCCAACAAGGACAAGTACTAAGATGGGTAGAGTAGCTGATTTCAGTGGCGTTAGCGATTACAAGACGATTGCCGCAGGCCAGTACGAAGTCGAGGTCGTGTCGTTCGAGTGGAAGGACCCGAAGGGTACTCCTTCTCCCGACAAGGTCAACCCGGCGACTGGCAAGGCGTACCAATACGCTAACGTCAAACTGACCGTCACCGACGAGACGGATGACGCTGGTGAGAAGGTCGCTGGCCATGTCCTGTTCGACAAGTTCTCAGAGAGCCCCAAATCGCTGTTCGTGTGGAAGCGTGCGGCGATTGCGTTCGGCGAGGACCCCGAACTGTTCGACAACGCCGTTGACCTCGACGTGGTGATCGGCAACATGGTCGGTCGCCGCGCCATTGCTACCGTGGCTGTGGAAGAGTTCAAGCGCGATGATGGAACGGCCGGGAAGTCCAACAAGATTTCCACGTACGCTTCCGTCGAACAGCCCACGTCCACTTCGGCTTCGCGCCGCTAAGCGTAGTCCGGACTACGCGAATGGACATGAGGAAAACATAGTGTACAGGCAGGGTTTGAAGACCTGGGAGCCGAAGGAACTGTAAGACCGCATGTCCACGTTGTTGCGCGAAGGTTTGGAGGCTCGTCTGGTCGCACTCGAGGACCTTCTAACTGAAGGCCTCGGGACGCCACCAGGCGAGTCTCCGCCTGAAGTGTGCGCGAGTTGCTACGAATTGATTGAACACTGCTACTGTATGGACCCTGTGCAGTGGCCTTTAGCTGCCGTCGTGTACAAATTGAGGGCAGAGCTATCTATGGATACGTAATGGAGCTCCCCGAGTTCCTAGACCTCGTCGTTACGGCACCCGAGGGCTTCTTTTGCTTCGCGCATGGCGGACCCACAGCCGGTGGCTGGTGGGAGCGATGGTATCGCTGGCCTCACCAACGCGATGAGATCATTGAAGCCGCGGAACGCGAGAGAGGTACGTCGAACGTTTACTTCTCTTCGTACCTGTTCCGACAAGCATCGAGCACTAAAACGAACGTCGTCCCAGGAACCCGCACAATCCAGGCCGACCTAGACGAGGCTAGCCTCGACGATATCCCAATAGAGCCTAGCGTACTGGTTCGCACGTCTCCACGACGCCATCAAGCGTTCTGGATTCTGAAGGACCCGTTGGACCTTGAAGCCCACGAGATTCTGTCACGCAAGCTCACGTATGCCATCTCGAAGTGTGACCACTCAGGGTGGGCGTTGGGTCGCAAGGTCCGCCTACCTGAGACGTTCAACTTCAAGTACCTGGATGGGCCACACCCTGTAGAGGTGGTCCAAGTCTCGCGCAAGGTCTACACGGCCGCCGCGTTCGAGATGCTGCCAGATGCTGCACCGTCCACCGAAACGGTTGAGATAGACAATTGGCTGGACCTCACCCCCACACTCACCCTAGACATAGGACCACAGGAACTCCTCGAGTCCATCAAGGACAAGGGGTTGCATCCCAAGGTCTACATGCAATACAACGTCCAAGCGGCCGACCGTTCGGGTGCGATATACTCGTTGATGCAGTACGGCTTTCGTTGTGGGCTAGACCGTGATTCAGTATTCTGGTTAGCGAAGCACTCAAAGAACAACAAGTTCGCTGACCTACGCCACAACGGTGATCGTGAGCTAGGGAAGGATGTACTACGTGCTGAAGCTAGTGTGCGTCGGAGTGGCGCTGACCCACGTGAGGTCATAAACCAACTGCGCCGCTTGACGCCCACCATTGTACGCAAGCAGTCCATCTTCAAACAGATCGTACAGTTCATGCGCGAACGTGGGCAGTTCCTGCACGCCGTAGACGACACGTTATGGTACGTGAGGCGTGACATAGGCCGACCCATTGTAGTGGGTGAGCATTCAGACTATCTGGATGCTTTGCTCGACATGGAATACGGCATGAACAAGACGGAGACCGAACACAACTACGCCGCAGCTGGGTTGGTGAATTACACGCGCAACCTCACCACCAATTCATTCAAGACATCGTTGTCCTTCTTTGACCAGCCGTCCGACGCCTTGTTACTCCATACCGGTCGCAAAGACGTACTGCGTATCACGGCCGGTGCAGTTGACAACGTTGTGGACGGTGCGCATGGTGTGGTTTTCCCTTGGCAGAACAACGTAGAACCGTTTGACATAGGGCCGCCAGAACCTGCGTGGGCTGAGATGCTGTTCGGCCACTCTGGTGGTCACGATGCGTTGCACAACGTGATCGGCATGGAGCGTGGCGCTGCGTTGGCGTTGCTAGAGGTGTGGTTGATGTTCCTGTTCTTCAGGAACATAGCGGTGTCACGCCCACTGTTGGCCACGTTCGGCCAGCCAGGCTCTGGCAAGTCCACGTTGTTCAAGAAGGTGTACGCCTTGATCTATGGGCGGCACAAAGCAATCGAGTCGATTACGAAAGAGGAAAACTTCGACCATGCGGTCGCATCAGATCCGCTTGTTGTACTTGACAACGTTGATTCCTGGAAGGAGTGGTTGCCTGATCGCTTGGCACTTTCCGCCGGAACATCTGACATCACCAAACGTAAACTCTACTCTGACGCTGATTCCTTTGTGCTCAAGCGCCAGGCGATGGTTGGAATCACGGCCCATAACCCTCGATTCGGTAGGGAGGATGTGGCCGATAGACTACTTCTGCTTTCATATGAAAGGCTCGAGCGATTTGCTCCTGAACAGGCTATCATCGACGTTATTGTCGCTAACCGAAGTAGACTATGGGGAGGTATTGTAGCGGACCTACAACGAGTTTTGGCTACGCCTATGCCAGACGAAGGCCCTCAGTTCCGCGTTGAGGACTTCGCTCGCATTGGGTTCTGGATAGCGCGTGCGTTGGGAATCGAGAACCAGTTCACAACGGCGATTTCGTCCATACGTGTGGGGCAGCGTGCCTTTACGCTAGACGAGGAACGAATGCTCGTTGACGCACTGAAGTGGGTAGCCGTAAAGAAGTACCCCATCCAAGACCGTACACCAGGCCAACTGTGGTCGTGGATTGAGGGTGCTCCTAACGTAGACCCCGTAGCGTTCGCGCGAGCCTATCGTAATCCCATTGCGTTCGGCAAGAAACTGTTGGTCATGCAAGATTCATTGAAGTCGATGTTCGACATTACGTGGACAGTAGATGTAGAGGCAGGGAAGTTGTGGACAATCTTACCCAAGGGAGAACTATCCGTCAATGGCACGCAAAGAACTCAAGGTGGCTAGCGTCATGGTACGCATGGAGCCTTCGTTGTATGACGCTGTGGTGCAGTACGTGAACTCGATAAACGATTCGGGCTCCACATGGTTCCGCGAGTTGGCAATCCAGGAGCTGGAACGCCGCGGGATGTTAGGGCCTGATTTGAAGGACAAACTCGTTGGTGCTCGCTGGTCGTGAGCTTTTCCAAATGGAAAAGGTCACTTTCACCGGTCTGGCGCTTCGCTAGACGCTTGTGCCACACATCGTAACGTTTCCTAAGTGCCAGACGTGCGGGTCTGGCGAAGCACGCACGTGCCCTGTGTGTGCAGAATGGACTTGCTTTGAATGTTTGATTGTAGTAGACGAGCATGATGATTCAGACTGTGTCCACATCCTCCCCCCACCACTCCCCCCAGGCGGGTGGTCCGATAGCGGGCCCGGAGTGTCACAGAGGGACCTGTAGAGGGTATGGTGATCCCAGCTATGGGGTGGTACTGGTAGGGATTGCGCCTGGTGGACGTGAGGTCGATCTAGGTCGGCCGTTCGTGGGTGCATCAGGCCAGTTCATGGACTCTATGCTCCAGCTTTGTGATTGGCCTCGAGCTAAAACTTACGCTACGAACCTGATATGCTGGTGGAAGAACGATCCGACTGATGAGGAGATTGCTCGATGCGCGACACGGTTCACGGAAGAGATCCGTTCTATCCAGCCTCGGCTGATAATCTCGTTGGGCCAGATCGTAACGTCACGACTTACGGGCCTGCCCAGGAAAACCAAGAATATCCTGGGAAGTGTACTATGGTCCGAAGAATTCAATTCCTACGTCCTGACGACGCGCCACCCAGCTGGCGTATTACGTGCCCAGAGCATGACCATGGCTCAGGACCTAATACGAGACTTCGACAAAATCCCTATGATACTGGAGTGGCCTCGTGACGGCTCGATCGCAACCTTCGACTACGAAGTGGTTACCGACCCTACACAAGCCCAAGCAATCCTTGACTCTCTCCCCCGTGACGGGCGAACGAACGTCGTCATCGACATCGAAACGAATTCGAAGACAACCGACGAGTCCGACACTGACGTTTTCACAGAAGAGCTCCTGCGTGTGGGATTTCGATGGCGTGTGGATGGTGGAAGAGAGTACGTATACACGTTCCGACCCGGAGCTTGGGCCGACGGACTGCGTTTTCCTGACGGTGTACGATGGCAGTTCCAGTTCGGTGTATACGACACTATGGGGCTATGGCGACACCTTGGACAGCGCCTACCAATCGCTGAGGACCTCGGTCTCAAGTCATATTGCGTCGACGAACGAGCCGGGCACCACGGCCTTAAAACGCTGGCTCGAGAGTACCAAGGAGCAGGATGGTACGACGCCCCCCTAGAAAGCCATAAGAAGAATGGCTCAATGCACAAACTGCCGCCAGAGGTGGTCGACAGGTATAACTCAGCCGATGTTGTGTACACTGGACGAACCGACCCCATTCTCTCTGCGCGTATGGAGCGCGAAGGTACTACTAACCTCTACTACAACATCCTTATCCCAGCGTACAATGTGTATCGTGATGCCCAATATCGAGGCATCAACATTGACCATCGAAAGCTTATCCAGCTAGGCTGGGAAACGTGGATGCCTCGATGGATCGGTATGGAACGCGAGATGCAGGCGGAAGCCTCCGATCTGGGTTTCAAAGGCGAAATCAACTTAGGTAGCCCGTTGCAGCTGTCCACATTCTTCTTCGAGACGCTGGGCCTCGAACCAATCAAAATGACTCGAGGCGGTGTGCGAACCGCCCCACGTCCATCGACCGACAAGGAAGTGCTGGAACAGCTAGACCACCCGTTCGCGCGGAAGCTGCGCACGTTCCGCACGCTGGACGGTATGATGGACTTCGTGTTCCAAATCCAGAACGAGATCAAACTCGATGGGGCTATCCACCCTTCAGGCCAGTTCCACACCGCACGCACCGGCCGTAGGACCTACAAGCGTCCACCCATGCAAACCATCCCACAAGCGTACACCGTGGGGGCTGAGTACGCACAGATCGAGGAAATCTTCATACCCCACAACCCCGCTACACATGGGATGCTCAAGGTAGACTACGAACAGATCGAGGCGTGGGTAGGCTGGTTCCTGTCTCAAGACCCAATCATGCTAGAGCACTTGCTGTCTGGCGATATCCATTCCGCCACGGCTGAACTAGCGTTCAAGATTGACCGAAACGATTACGGCCCGCAATACCGCAAGAACCCTGAATGGGACGTGAAGCGACAGGGTGCCAAGAAACTACGATACACGCTGATGTATGGTGGTGGGCCTGACAAGGTAGGTGCACCCCCACCTGTAGGCTTGGGTATCCCGTACAACGAAGCGTCGTTATTGATACGCAACTTCTGGTCTGGGTATCCTACGTTCACCAGGTGGGCACGCATGATCGAAACGGCAGCACGCAACCAAGGTGAACTGTGGTCCGAGTTCGGGCGCAAGATGCACTTTCCAGTGATCTTGGACACTGATTCCCTACGCCAGGCTATCAACTTCCCTATCCAGTCCAACGCATCGGACCACGTACTCGTAAGCGCTCTCGAGCTGGCTGAAAGCTTGAAGGCCTACAACTCGTTCTTCTTGTTGGACGTGCACGATGCGATCTGGATTGAGTACGATCTACGTTACGAACTCGAAGTCACGCGCCTGGTACGTGAGGTAATGGAGCGTCCGAAGATGGCAGGCGGGCCTAACATCGCTGTTGAAATCAAGGTCGGCCCCAACATACACAACACTCATACCGTAGAACGTGAGTCGCCTTGGGTCTTCAATGCCGTACACTAAGACCTCCATCCCACGTAAGCCCACGCCTGCGGCACGCCCTCGCGTGCGCGAGCCTATGGACGCTAGAAAGCCGACACTGAAGAATGAATCTCTTATCGAACGCGTTACGCAGCGCGCTGCTCCTACACCTGTCCCAGGAAGAACTGTCCTTGCGATTGACCCTGGCGGCGCTTCAGGCGTCGCCGCTAGATTCCCCGACGGACGATGGCTCACCAACACCCTCACAGATCCCGCAGACCTCTGGGACCTCTTCACCCCACCCAACACTCCCGACCTTTGCGTGTTCGAAATATTTAGTACCGGAGGACGAGTTGACAAGTACATGATCTATACGATAGAATTGGTGGGTGGGATCAAGGCGGTGTGCTATGCAATGGGAGTGCGAGCGTTCGCACACAGCCCCAAAAAACGGTACCCATGGCTCCAACTAGCTGAAAGTATGCTCAAGGGCCAAGGCCACACTCGCCACGAAGTCGATGCGCTGGCTCACCTACTGTGCTTCGAGGAACTGAGGCCAGATGCCAGAGCAACGTGAAACCATAGTCGAACTACTGATAGACGACTATTGGAAAAAGGAGGCCGATGCCGTCATAGACAGAGCCCTGGCTGTGGGGTTCAACCTCGATACTGTCGCAGCCATCATAGTGCAGAACGGCACTGACATGCTTATCCTACTGACATTCTGGAAGCCCATACTGGAGCAAGAACATGCCTGATACATCGACGACCGCTCCGTATCAGTTGATGCCACCACTCAGCGACGATGAGTACAACGCGCTGAAGTCTGACATCAAGGAACGCGGCGTCGCTGTTGCCATCGAGTTTGATGGCGACGGTAATCTGTTAGACGGTCACCATCGACTGCGTGCATACGAGGAACTCATCGACGAAGGGTTCGACGTACCGATGTATGACCAAAAGGTCATGCACTTCGAGAACGAAGAAGCCAAACGCGACTACGTCCTCGCGCTCAACCTCAAGCGTCGCCACCTAACGGGTGAGCAGAAGGCCTTGTTGTACGCTCGACTGCGCCAGCCCCCCTTCAACATGACGCTCCAAGCCATCGCTCGAGTGGCTAATGTAGGCGTGGGTACTGTGTGGCGCAAGCTCGAAGAGGTCCCTGCTGACGTACGTGAAACGCTCGACCAGCTCGAGACCATTGGGCGTGATGGGAAGACCTACCCAGCCGTATATGGTGGGGCCGTTGAGCGTACCATCATCCCAGCTGAGAAGGCGCTACGTGACCACACGTCGAAGGGCTACACTAGTGGCGACCAATCCAGCGAGATCGCCCCGAAGTTCCTGATCGTGATCACATGCCCTGACGAGGACACTCAATCCAACATACTCGAAGGGCTCCCAGCCCAAGACTGGGCCGACGACGGCGTCTCCATCAAAGCGATCATCTCATGAAGGTGACCGTCGAATCAAACGTGGCACGCACTGCGCGTGTCATGCAGATGGAAGGCATCTTCGACGTGCCTGCATCTAAACGTACCCGCCTCGAGTGGGACGTAAACCTACCTCTCTCGGAAAGGAGTTGGGACATTGGACTCATCGTTGGGCCGTCCGGCTCCGGGAAGACCACTGTGGCACGCCATCTCTGGCCTACACACCTTGGAACCACATACGAGTGGGACCTCGCTAGATCGGTCCTTGACTCGTTCCCAGATGGTATGCCTGTGCGAAAGATCGTTGAAATCCTCAACTCGGTCGGGTTCTCCTCTCCGCCTGCATGGGTGCGTCCATATCATGTTCTTAGTACTGGAGAACAATTCCGAGTAACCGTAGCTCGTGCGCTGGCTGAGGCGTTACACAGGCCTGAGGGGGCAGAGCCCGGCACGCGAAAATTAGTGGTGTTGGACGAATTCACTTCTGTCGTCGATCGTACTGTCGCGCAGATCGGTTCGTGTGCGATTGGACAGGCCGTGCGAGCATACAACGAACGGGTGCAATTCGTTGCAGTGACTTGCCACTATGACGTGGAAGATTGGCTCCAACCAGACTGGGTGTACACCCCAGTCACCAATGAGTTCACTTGGAGGTCGGTTCGACCCCGCCCCCAAATCGAACTTGAAGTCTTCCGCGTTCATCATTCGGCATGGCAGCTATTCAAGCACCATCACTATTTGAGCACGGAGCTCAATCATGCCGCTTTTTGCTTTGTCGCCATGTGGCGAGGAATCCCCGTCGCTTTCGACGCGTGGCTCCCCCAGCCTCATGGCCAGATTCACAATCTTCGAAGGGAGCACCGCGTCGTCGCTCTGCCTGACTATCAAGGGGTTGGTATCGGGAACGCTCTCTCCCGGCATATTGCTTCCATGTGGAAATCACTCGGTTTTCGTGCAATGTCTACGGCCGCCCACCCAGGGCTGGTACGCTCGCGTGCGCGCTCTTCACTATGGAGAATGCATCGTCCCCCTGGTCGTACCGCTGGAGGTGGTATGATGTCTCGTGACAAACAGTTCGGCTCTAAGATCGCCATCGACCGACTCAGCGCCGGGTTCGAGTACATCGGCCCAGAGATGGACCGTGACATGGCAAGGAAACTTTTAGGGTGAGCATTTCCATTTGGAAAAGCTCAACCATAGCTGGAGGCTAGACCTGGATGGACAAGTGCGAGAATTGCGGTGAAGAATTCAAACTACCAGCGCTCCGCTACACAACCGTGCCACCCGAATGGGCGCTCAAGTATCGAGCGGAAGGCCACGTGGACGGGCGCGCTTATTTGTGCGGGTCCTGCCGTAAGCTAATAAAGGCGCTTAGGTGAGCCACGCATACCAGGTGCGGTTGTACGATCGTGCCACAGGAGCGCTTACAGCGATCTTCGACGATTGGAACTCGTTGTACTACTATCGTCGACTGAACGACTACGGGTACCACACGTTCTCGATTGATGGTGACGACCCCAAACGAGAGCTGTTCCAGCTAGATACCCTAGTCCAGGTCCTGCGTCGTGATGAGGCCGCGGGCATCCCTTGGACTGAAGACTATATTGCATTCCACCGCACTGGAGTGCAACAAGTCACAGACCGTGGGCGCGTACTGTTCTCGTCGTATGGGCGTTCGTTGGAGGAACTACTCAAACGAAGGCACATACTGTGGCGCCCGGGAGACATCGCCATCGCACGCGGCCAGGAAGGGGAGTACCTGGCTGGCGCTGCTGACGACGTGATGAAACAGTACGTGCGCGAGAACATTGGCAACAGCGCAGCCCTTTCTAACGGGCGTATGGCTGAAGGGAAGCTCGACGCGTTCACCGTGGACGCCAGCTTCACGTTGGCCCCGTCGTGGGAAGGGCGACGTGCGTACAAGAACCTGTTGGCAGTCGTACAGGAGGTTGGGGCTGCACGTTCGGTCGACTTCGATGTAACGTGGTCAGCACCTAGTGGAGCGCTGTTGTTCCAGTTCCACACGTACTACCCACGCAAAGGCCAGGATCGTACTGGTGCTGGGACTGCGGCTCCGGTCGTGTTTAGCTTGGAACATGCCAACATGTCGGCCCCTTACTTGACTGAATCACGCATGAATGAGATCACAGCTGTGTACGTGTTGGGCCAAGGCGAGGGTGTAGCACGAACGTTCGTCGAGCGTACCAACGTGTTCGGGCTAGATGCGTCACCGTGGAATCGAGTGGAATACACTCACGACGCACGTACTGAAGCTGGGTTGGGAGGGTTGCAAGCCTTGGGTGACGCTCACCTATTGGAGCACGGCCCAGACAACCACATGTCCTTCCAAGTCATTGCCAGCCCTGGCAGCGTATATGGCCGCGAGTACTTCATAGGCGATCTGATCTTGGGGAAGTTCCTAGGGGCTGAACAACCGCGCAAAATCATTGGCGTCGAAGTCACCGTGGCAGACGGCGATGAGAACATCCGAATCCACTTCGAGGGTGAGGAGCAGAACTAATGTCGCAGTACGTTGAAGTCTCGGACCTAGACAAAATCGTACGCGGATTAGTGGATCGCATCCATGCGCTCGAAACGCGTGAATCCAGGCCGTTAGTGTGGACCGTGGTTACAGCGTTCGCCAACGGGTGGGGCAACTACGGGTCTGGGTTCGCTGAAGCTGCCTACGCTAAGGACGCCAGCGGTCGAGTGTTCTTGCGGGGGCTGATCCAGGGTGGAACGCTAGGGACGGGGGCGTTTACTCTACCGGTCGGGTACCGATACAAGCCGTTGCCCCCGTCCTTCCAATACATTCACATGCCCACGATAGCTAACAACGTCTTGGGCGGGGTGCTGGTTCTACCGAGTGGGGAAGTAGTACCGTACCTCGGGTCCAACGCATGGATGGACCTTTCGCCAGTCCACTTCCCGGCTGCGTAGCGCCAGGTTACCCCGGGCCTGTGGGCGGGCGACCGCGGGATACAGGTGTTCCCGCTATGGGCTGGGCTGTAATCAATCGCAACCCTGCGTTGATTACAGCCACTACGATGGTCAACACGGTTACTTGTTGCGTGGTGAAGTTGAACACGTTAGCCGCGTCCAACACCAAACCTACAGCCACAAGCACCAGCGAGCCGATGTTGACCCACAGAGTTCGGCTCGTCCACCACTTCTTGGCTCGCGATGCTGTCATGGCAATGGCACGTCCAGGTGTGCTACGCTGAGTAGGGCCAAGCCTAGTGCTGTGAGGTTCACCTTGACAGGTGCGGTGACGAATGCAGCAATCAAGAACACGACGATCGCTGCGACGACGCAAAGCAGTTTCAACATTAGATAGCTCCGTACTGTTGGGCTACACGTGTGACCTCAGCTGAGGCCGCACTCACGGCGGGGTCAGGGTGGTTGGCGAGCGGCCCTGTTACATCGTTGGCTAGGTATGCCAGCGCCTGAAGCACGTCGTCCAACTCAGGTGGTGTAACGGGGTCGGGCGGTGGTTCTACGATAGGCCAGTTGTGCGCTATGGCAGCTCCCACGGTCCATATTTGGATACCGTAGGTGGGGTGGGTGAACTGGGCTGCCAAGGTAGGTAGGTCACCGTGTTCCAGCATGTTGACGACTGGGAACTCAGGGAACCCTGCTTGCTCGAGTTCACGGCCCATGCGTATACGACCCATAGCAGGGTCCAGACCAGGATCACCCGGCAGGTACGTTTCGATGGCGACGTACTCAGAGCCGCCCACCCACGCAGCAGTCTCCTGTGGGGTAGCAGCGCCTAGCATCGCTGTGTTGGGTACGAACGTGATCCCAGTCAGTTGGTTGGGATCAACTACCGAATTCCAATACCCTTCAAGGAATTGGTTCACAGGGGCTGCACCCTCGCGTGCCCAGAAGTCTTGCCAACCCTCCTCCCAGTTGAGATTGAAATGATCGAACACGTTGGCGAATGATCCGTGAATGGCTCCTTCAGAACCTGCGTTACCAGTTCCGCGTGGGACGGACCATCCCCCGCATTCCAGCCCCAAGTCACGGAATTGTTGGCGTAGGCCTGCGGCTGAGTCTGGGTTGGAAACCTTGAGGCCTTCGCCCAGGTTGTTACGCAGCCAATATTGAGGGGTGTCGTCGTACACTGTCGGGATCAGGACTTCAGTCGTATGACCCGGCAGGTGTACGTTGGCGAGCGCTTCGGCGATCTGTTCGGGGCTGTCGTAGTGTTCCCACGGTGACAGCCACACTGTTAGTCGCGTCATTTGCCCTCCGTGTGCGCTTTCATTTCAGACTGGATGGTCTCGATTTCGATGGTGACTGCGGCAGCTTTTTCTCGTAGCGCCTTGATACGCTCATCGGTTATGAAGGGGCAACCTTCGAACGTCGTCTCTGTGCAGTTCGTCCGCATTTGGAACATAGCGTGATCGAGGCGCCGCAGGTTCACCCACGCGACCAACCCAGCGAACAAAGCCACCAAGGACACCGTCATGAGGATGGCTATCAACGCCCACGCCAACACACCCACAGGAGCGCGCACGCCTGGTGCGATAGGTGAAGTCATTAAGGCTATTATGAAGATCACACCAACGCCCATAGACGCCAACGTCACAACCAGCCAGAATACACTCGACGTGAGTGCGTCGTTGGCCATGATATGCTCTGGTGAATTTGGCGGGCGATTGGCGACTATAGCGCGAGCTTTGGCTGCGTGTCGTACCAGGTAGGCATGTACCGCGATTGACGCCACCGGGGTAAGCGCCATAAAGAGGCCTAGTAAAAAGAACTCCTCACGTGTCATGGCGACCTGTCTTGATACGGGCCAGTATACGTAGCCTCTCTAGTTGTACCTCCTGCTCTTGCTTTCTTTTTTCTAGCATGTTACGTTCCTCCCCACTGGCTGGTCGCGTGCCCTTCGGTTGCGGGTCGATGGACGGCAACTCAATCTCCGATACTGGGGTAAGCTCTAGCGGTCGCTCTGGACGGCCGACGGCTACCCGTGCAACGCGTTTGAACCACTCCATGAGTGTCACAACTGCGGTATTTTTTCCTTCGCCAAGGCGATGCCTTCTTCGGCGTGCTTTGCGAACGATAAGGCGATACTGCGGAAATAGTCTGACGACTCTTGCGCTCCTCGATATCGTGCTTCCCAAACGGCCTGCATCTCCTCGTATCTTTCGCGCCACTGCGCTATTTGTGCTTCGTGAGCTTTGTCGCGCGCTTCTAGTGCAGATTGGAGTTCCTTTTCTGCTTGTTGGCCGTTGACGATGCGGCCTGCGTACAACCCAACAGCCGCCAGGAACATGACGAAGCCAATACCGGCAGCGCCAATCGCATCCCAAGCGTCTACTAAGCCTTGCACCAGCGAGTACCTGTGTTCATGTCACAACCTCCGATCCACCGAGGCGGGTAGGGGGCTGCGGGGGCGCCCGAGGCTAGGGTTAGGTATTACCCACAGTGAGAGCAAATGAACCATCATTGTTTGCGTCAGCGTTGTTGTCGCCAGTGAGCTCCACTGTCACGACTTGTCCGCTGGTAATTGCTCCAGTCCAATGAACGGCTGCGGTACCCAATGCACCACCACCGTCTGTGCCTGATGCGTTACCAGTGGCGACTACGCCACCTGCGACTTTGATACGTGCCGTTGAAGTAGTGTTGCCACTACCTGAATGGCCAACGCGATACATAGCGCTGGCGTGCGCTTGCCCACTACGTGGAGCAGCCAACGAGCCGACCTGAGTCCACACGGCGTTGTTGTCCATGTCGACTGGGAAAGCTTGTTGTGCTTGGCTGGCGCTGGTGGTGGTCTTTGCGTTGGTAACTACGACTTGCTGGTCATAGCGCGTGTGCCAATGCGTACCAGTTCCCCACGTGCCTGAATCGTAGGCTGTGTTGGCGTTGGTGATCCAGGTGTTACGCTGGTTCACCATGTCGTTGTAGGCGTTGAGGTTGCCTAGTGAGTTCTGTTCCCATTGGCTGGCCGTGAGGGACCACAGTTGCCCGCTAGACCAACCAGGTGTAGCACGGCCGTTGACCGTGCCTGCCAGGTCCCGCGCGGCTGCACGCCACAGACCAGCTGTGTCACGCCAGTTGCGTACGGCTCCGTCCAGGTACGATTCGGTTTGGTTGCCAGGGTCTTTGATGAAGGTCACTGGCACACCCACAGAGTACCGTCGTTGAACCAGTCAGTCGATTCACCATTAGGCATCGTGTACGAAGTCGCTACAGCGGTACCGCCCGGTGGGATGATCGAGTTCGTAGGGCCTGTGACAACCAACGACCCACCGTACGCCTTGAAGTATCGCCATTGGCCTATGGTAGTACCAACGGACGGTAGGGTTTGCGGGCTAACACCACGATAGAACACTGTGGCGGTCGAGCTGAGGGCGATGTTCACTCTATCATCGACGATGGTGATGGCTGCACCAGTCGTGATAGAGTATTGAGCGATCGGTACGTCCCACGTGGTACCGTAAGTCTGAGTCATGGCTGGGGCGCCAGCGCCCTCTGTGCCAGCGATGCGCGTCAAACGTACGGTCTGGTTGGCCCACGACTTACGCAGGACTATACGGTCGATGCGCGTCGATGAAGCGGGCGTAGGTATGGCGAAGTCTACGTTGGCGTCGACTTCATACCATGTGCCCTGGTTCCACGCTATACCACTGGCAATGCGTGCCGTGTTGGCGGATGGAGTGGACGGAGCCATATCGTTGAAGCCAGCAGCCCCGAAGATAACGCCACCCTTATGGGTTGACTGTTCCACGCTGGGTATACAAGCCCGAAACAGCCGCCCCCACTCAGTGGCAGCGTCATAGGGTGCCTCAACGGCATCACCTGTTGTTGTACCATCCCACGGCCTGGAACGTTCAGTCATACTACACTCCTAGGTAGCGGTCGAACCAGAACAACATCACAGACGAACCTCCAGAAGTTCCGGTAGCGAAGATTTGTAACGTGTTGGTACCGGGTTGTAAATGGAACGACCCCACGTCTGAGTCGGACGTCATGTATCCAACCAAGTTCGTTCCGTCGTCTAGCGTCACGGTCTTACGGCCGTACTCTAGGTCGATAGTAACGGTACGCCCCGTTGGTATCGAGTACGTGAACGACAGCTTCTCGTCCGTAGCCAAATTGCGTATGATGGGGCCTGTGAGAGGCCCGTTCAGCACTATGCGCGGGAATGTATCCCACGTACCAGCATAGTTGATGGGGGAGCTAGTGCCGAACGATGCGATCTGGAATGGAAATGTTATGGGGAACAACCCGACCACACCAGTAGACCCGTATGCTACGGACTTCAATCGCGGGTCGCGTGCTATCGGATCGTACGCGGTGAACCGTATCGAGTCTTGTATGGA